CGCACTGCGTCCGACCTCATCGGTCAAGGCATCTGCCGCGAACCGCATGAGTCCCGCAATTCAACTCAATAACAGGAGAACATCATGCAATTTTATGTAAACGAACGCAAGGCAGATCAGGTCTATTTCACCGCACCTACATTGGTCGCGGTGGACTACATGATCAAGAATCACCGTGTGCGAGTTGAGGGGTTTGACTATGGTCTGTTCATGGGTTGGGCATTGGCAGGAAAAGATGTTCGTGCGCGAGCATTCATTGACGGCAAACTGTTGCCCCCTTTCAGCGCACGCATTTATTCCAAACGCAGACCGGTGTGGTTGCCCAGGAGGATCACCATTCGCGAATGGAATATGGCACTCGTTGCCTCCAACCTTAAATGTTAATTATTTAAATAAGGAGGATAAACCATGAAGCGACACTTCGCCCAAACCAAAGCCCAGCGGCAAGCAGATTGGCTGGCTCGTTTCTCTGACGCAGTCATCACCCTCGATCAGCGCCATGCTGGGCGCATCGACTGGGACACCGCCAAGCACCTGTACTTCAGCGGCATGACGTTCGCGGATGCCGCCGCTCAGTACGTTCGCAACCGTTCAACTCAGGATGCACCATGAAACCACGCAACTTCGTTGCCAAACACTCCCGCTCCAGCGGGGCTGGAAGGCATACCGTCCGCACAAAGTACGTTAGACAACCTAAGCACCGTAACAAGGAGTGACAATGCATACCATCAGAGAAGAATGGCTCAATGCCGCTGTCGAGGAACTCAGACCCATTTTCGACAGCAACGGCTATCCCCTGCCCGAGCGCATCAGGGTGACCTGCGGCTTCCCCTCTAGCCGCGCCCGTGCCAACAACCGATTCATCGGTGAGCACTGGTCCCCCAAAGCATCGAGCGACAAGCACCATGAAATCCTCATCTCCCCGGTGGTCGATGACAAGGTGCAGGTCTTCGCCACACTGGTCCATGAACTCGCCCACGCCGCCACTGACGGTGACGGTCACGGCAAAAAGTTTGTCAAGTGCGTCCGCTCCCTCTGGCTCGAAGGCAAGCCTACCGCAACCGTGGCAGGTGATACCTTCAAGACGAACTTCTCCAATCTCATGGCAGGTCTCGGAGACTACCCACATGCCCGTTTAAACATCGAGGCTGTGAGGAAAAAACAAACCACTCGGATGCTCAAAGCGTTTTGCCCGTCCTGTGGCTACACCGTGCGGCTCTCGCAGTACTGGGCGAATCAAGGTCTGCCGACCTGCCCCAATGACCGCAACACCCTGTCCCTTTAATTCATCGGAGGCTAAACCATGAACTACCAACAACGTCTTGCCCTGCTCTCGCTGGTCCAACTCAACACCGTGCTGGTCCAGCACAGCCAAGTCCCGCTCGATGACAAAAAAGCCGCTCAAGCCGCCGTCAAGGCGCTGATCGATGGCGGCATCGCCAACTGGGACAACGTGCTCAATGTCCAACCCGCGCCCAACATCGTCACCGCCAAGAGCGCCATCGACAATGACCTGCGCGACAAGGTCAATGCCTCCAACACCAGCGCGATCAACGCACTACGCTCTGCGGAGAGCGCCCTGCGGGAGGTCGGCACCCTCTCTGCCTCTGTGCGGTCCATGAACAACTCCATGCAGACCGAGTTTCGCACCCTCTCCGAGTCTCTGGTCTCCCGGGTGGACTCCATCAGCAAGCCTGACCCCGCCCGGATCAGCAACGAGATCACCCAGCAGGTCTCTGCCCTGTTCGATTCTTTCCGCGAAAAAGCAACTGAGCAGCAACTCAAGACCATCGCCGCCGCCCTGCCCTCCTTCACCGTTGCCCCCGCCAAGGATGTCTTCGGTGACACCTCCTGCGTCTACTCTGGCGAGGACTTCGGCAACATGGAGGTCGCCCTCTGGAACGATCCCCATGCCCCCGCCGTGGTCGATGACTATGTCTTCAACCCCGAGCACCTGCATCAGGCGCTCATCGCAATCGATGACCCCCTCCCAGACAACACTTGGCTCGCTGGTGAGCGCGGCACAGGCAAGTCCGAGTTCGTGACTCAACTCGCAGCGCGGCTCAAGCGCCGCCTGTATCGCATCAACTTCGACGAAGCCCTTGAACGTGCCGATTTCATCGGTGGCAACAGCATCGAGTCTGGCTCGGTGGTCTGGAAGCCCGGGATCATCACTCAGGCAATCAAGCACCCCGGTGCGCTGGTCCTGCTCGATGAGATCGGCTTTGCCCGTGCTCAGTCACTCTCTGCCCTCCACGCCCTGTGCGAACGCTCCCCGCACCGTGCCATCACCATCAGCGAGACCGGAGAACGCATCCCTGTTGCTTCCCATGTCGCCTTTTTCTGCGCTGACAACAGCAACGGACACGGCGATGCCTCTGGCAACTTCGCAGGGGTGCGTGAACAAAACAGCGCGTTCATCGACCGTTTCTCCTTCACGCTGCTGTTCGACTACCTGCCCGAGAACGATGAGATCGGGCTGCTGGTCAACCGCACAGGCATCACGCTCGACGCCGCTCGGATGATCGTGCAGTTCGCCAATGTGGCGCGTGAGAAGGCACGGGCAGGGCTGCTGACTCAGCCCCCCTCGCTGCGCCAGCTTCTGGCATGGGCACGGGCGGTCAAGAAGGGTATGCCTGTACAGGCTGCTTTTCGTAATGCCATCATCAACAAGTTCCCTGCGGACTGCTCGGTGGAACTGCAAGGGGTCTACACCTCTCATATCAACGAACGCGACTTCAAACTCGCACTGACCAAGTAAGGATCACCATGATTGCACTGGAAGCAAAGCGCGGAGTCGAGGCGACTCTGGAGCGCGTCTACAAAGCCACCAGCAACAGCTTTGAAAAGCTGGTTGTCTCTTGGTCAGGCTCCACCGCCGGGATCAAGAACGAGGGGGACACAACCTACATCATGTTCCCCGGCATCGATGAGACCAAGCCCGTCTCGCAATCGATGTTCAACGAGTTCATCGGCTACGCGCTGCATGAACTCGGACACAAATGGTTCACCGAGGATGAGCCTTGGGACATAGCCCGAGAACAGCACGGCGACTATGTCGGCAAGCTGATCAACGGGCTGGAAGACCCGCGCATCGAGCAGAAGGTCATCGACTCAGGCTACGCACCCAATGCTAGGTCTCTGTTTGAGTTCCTGACCAATCAAATCCTCCGCAAAGATGGCTATGTCAAGCCTGATGACTTCAAAAACATCCCGTTCATGCTCGCCATCGAGGGTCGCCGTTTAAACGGATATGAGGTCTGCGTCCCGTCCATCATCGATGCATCACCGTACAAGGTCGAACTGCGCTGGGCACTCAAAGCAGCCAAGCAAGCAAAAAATACGCACCGCATCGCACAGATCGCCATCGAACTGTATGCACGGCTCAAGCAGACCCGTCAGCAGCAGCAGCAACCCGGGGAGTCGGGAGAGCAACCCGGGGGGTCGGATCAGCAGCCGGGTCAGCAACCGGGTCAGCCCGGGGATCAGCCGGGAGAACAGTCGGGAGAGCAGCCCGGGGATGCCTCTCAGACCGATCAGAACGGCGCAGGAGACGCGCAAACGCCCGGGGAAGGGGTAGACAAGGGTTCAGAGGAAAACGGCTCTGGCAACGGCTCTGGACACTCCGAACCCACAGGCAGGGATGTCGAGCCTGTTGCACTGATTCAAGACCGCTGCGAGGGCATCCGATCCAAGGCTGATGAGGTACGCGCAAGACCTCATCCCGGCAAGCCCATCTGGGCACGTATCGACTTCATTTGAGGAGGCTTTATGCAAATGAACAAACAACTGGGTCAGGCGCGATACGCTGATGACCTTGTCAATGTGCCGCAGGGCATGGGCATGACCCGCAACAATCTCCAGCGTCTGCTGCGCTCGCTGGACTTTGTCGGCTGGAGCAAGTCGGAAGAGTCCGGGCGATTGGACCGCCGCGCACTGACCAAGTTCGCCATCGGATCTGCCAATGTGTTCAGCCGCCGTCAGTATGTGGAGGCTGAGACCTCGGCGGTCTCGGTCCTGATCGACTGCTCTGGGTCGATGAATGACGGCACCCCCGGGTCCAACATCAGCAAGATCACGGTCGCCCAGACCATCACGGTGCATTTGTCAAATCTGCTGCACAAGGCGCGAGTGCCCTTCACCGTGACGGGGTTTCGCTCTGGCAAGAATGAGTACCTGAATGAGTACCCAGAGGGCGGCGGTCGCGTCGAGTCTCCGCAATTTATCCCGTTCAAACCGTGGAGACAGTCGCTGCTGCGATCCATCCCTGCGCTTGGCAATATCAAGCAGTGCGCCTACTCAGGCACACCAGATTACTCTGCCATTGCCAATGCCATCGACGATCTGGCGCAGCGTCCTGAACACCGCCGCATCCTGTTCATCCTGACTGATGCCAACGGTTACATGAGGTCTCATATGCAGCACCTTCAAACCTTGGCAGACAAGGTCGGGGTCACCATCGTCGCCATCGGTATCAAGTCGCCTGATGTACTCGATTGCTTCGTAGATGCGGTCAACGTGGACAAGATCGAAGACCTCGGTGCCACCGCATTCAATCAACTGCTCAAGACTGTAAGGAGGAAGGTCGCATGACGTTAGTTAACAAGGAGGGCAAGCCCGTCGAGACGGGCGCTCTGCTGCACGGGAGCCAGAGGTATGTCTACCTCGGGCATGATGGCAAGCAGATCAACATTCAATCAACCGACGGCAGGAAAATCTTTCTCTGGGTAGACCCTGCTCGGTTCAATCTCAAGTTTCAAAAGGAGGCATCATGAGAACTTTCATTCATTTCATCGCGCTGGTTTTCCTAGCGCTGCTGCTGACCATCGGCATACTCGATTGGCTCAGTGGGTGCGGGGAGTCATGGGTGCAGTCAGATGGCACCCGACTCGCGGGTGAGTGCATCGGGCGTGAGTTTGTGTTTAATCTTTTCAAGTGAGGCAATCATGGGTAACAGAGCAGTCATTACAGCAAGTCAATCTAAGACAGAGGGCATCGGCATCTATCTGCACTGGGCAGGGGACATCAACTCAGTCATTGCTTTGCTCGACGCAGCCAAGCAACTGGGCTTTCGGTGTCCCACCACAGACAATAGCTATGGCATGGCAAGGCTATGCAGCATTGCTTGCCTTATCAGCGGGGTGCGTAGCGAGACGGGGGTAGGCATCAACACCCTGCCAGGACTCGATTGCGACAATTGGGATAACGGGGTTTATGTCATCGGTCCCAACTGGAGCCTGATAGATCGATGGGGCAAGGGTAGTGTTCCTCTGACCCCGGAGAGCATAGAAGCAGCGCGTAAGAGCAAAACCTATCAACAAGTGATGGGCATCCTGACCCGTGAACTCGATGCCATTGTGGAGTAACCATGATCATTAATTTGAGCAACAACTACAAACTCCATATTGCTGTCACCCCCACTACGGGAGATCAATACCACCTCAAGATCGAGTCCCAGTGGCTCGGCGCGAAAGACCCGCAAGGGTTGCAGCGGGTATGGTCGGCAACCATGTCCAAGAAAAACCTGCTGGATCTGACCGAAACCATTCTCAAAGCAACGAAATGATACTAGTCGAAGACTGGAGCGAGGAGTTCCGTCATCAGTGCGAAGTCCGGATGGTCATACGCTGGCGCATGGAGGATCGAGACCGTGCGCTGCGTTACCTTGAGGGCGTCAAGCAAAAACGTGGTGATGACAAACTGGAGCGCGATGTGCGCGAGCAATGGAAGATGGGCAACCGAGGAAAGGAGAACGAATGGAAGTCCGAATCAGAAAAAGACAACGAGTCCTCTGGAAGGGAATGATCGGGACCGTGCTTTCCTCCGGGCGGTCGGAGTATCTGGTCGCCTTCAAGCTGGTCTGTCAGTATGTACCCAAGAACCAGTGCGAGCTTGTTTACGGCAAATGAAACAACCCCGGCAGGGCAACCTGACCGGGGTATTTTTTTGTCCATCTGAAGTGCATCTCTACCGCAATTGCGTCTGAAGTCACCGCAGTTGCGGTCAGCGTTTAAACGCTCCCTCAAAAGGCATCGACTTGTTCGTTGTAGGTGCCGGTGACCTTGTCGTAGTTGAGCAAAACCTCTCCCTGCGTACCCACCCAGCGGTATCTAGATTTCCAGACCGCTATCTCGACCCCGGTCTGCGCCCTGTGGACCGTCAGACCGCAATCGGCTTTTGCCCACCATGCCATCGATCCTGATATAGCCATGCCATCAGGACGGGGCAGATCGTTGCCAGATCGCTGGACTTTGGAGGGGTGAGCCACGAACCAGACATGAACCCCGAACGCCTTGGCGAAGGCTTGGACACGGGTCAGCATATCGCTGATTGCCCCGGTCTCTGAATCCCCCCGGTTCTTCATGTCGATGTAGTTATAGGGATCAATGACCATGCCCCTGATCCCCAGCCTTGCCACCGCCGCCTGTGCCCTGCTGAGAATGGAATCAATCGTGGCGGGTTCGACCGTCTCGGAGTCCATGAACAGGAAGTGATCGGTGACCCATTTAAACGATGACTCCCTCTCCTCGTCGTTCATCCGGTGGGTGCCCTCGAAGAATCTTTTCTCGGCATAAATCTCCATGAACCTCGTGATATGCACCTCGGGTTGATTCTCAAAAGAACAGACCGCAAACTTCCATTGGTGCTGTTTTGCAAGGTTGACCATCAACTGATCTACGAAGTTACTCTTGCCGTTGGAGGGGTATCCTGTGACTACGGTCAACTGCCCCGGAGCCACGGTGTAAATCTGGTCAAGGGATGTGTAGCCGGTTGAGACTCCCTTGCCTGTACCTTTGCTCCACAAGTCCTGCACCCTGTCCACGAACTTGGTGGCAGAGCTTAAACCCTCAACGGGGTAAGGCTCGGCGGCATCAATGATGGAGCGGACCTTCTCCACGCCATCAGCTATCAGCACCTCGTTTAAATCCTTTTTGTCGAACTTGGTAAGACGGCACTTGTGTTTGCCGATTCGCCTTGCCAACTCTTCTGCCAGAGCTTGACCGGGTCCATCGTTGTCTGTGGCGATGACGATGTAGGGAGCTTTGGAGAGGGTCTCATGGGCATTCCAGACGAAGGAAAACTTCTTGTCCTCACTAGCAGTCACTTTGCCATTGACCACCTTCATGGGCGCACCAGAGGGAACCGAGACCACATTCTCAATCCCGCACTCGATGCCTGTGAGGGCATCGATCTCACCCTCAACAATGATGATGGGCTTGGCGGGGTCTACCTGATCAATGCCGAAGAAGTCATGGGCACCACCTGCGTCCTGCGTGAAGTCCTTGTCCTCGATGCAGCGGTACTTGGCGGCGGTCAGTGCCCCGCTGCGGTAGTAGGGAAAGCCAATAGCCGGGGCGCTCTTGCCAAGCCGTTGAAACCATTTATCTGCTGAGAAGAGCTTCATCTTGTCAGCGGTCTCCTTGCTGATGCCCCGCTTGATTAAGAACTCGTAGTGAGGCTGTTGCAGTGATGACTGCGTGATGGTGGGTTGAGGGACTGCCGACAATTTTCTCTCCATGCGTTTAAACGGAACGCTGCCACTGACTCCGCAATGATGGCAGTGGTACACCCACGCATCATCCCTGCGGGTGACGACCAGTTCTTTGAGATTGGATTTCCTGCGTTGCGGTGAGCAACTGGGACAAGCTACACGCTGCGTATCGTCAACGTGCAAAGCAGATACGAATGATTGAACCTCGTTCAACACTGGTTAGCCTCCGGTGTATTTACTTCTTGTTGTCGCTCTTGTTCTTCGACCGCGAGCGCAACCTCAGATTGCCTGTGGTGGTCTTACCGCCCCTCCTGATGGGCTTGATGTGATTGATATCCTTCCCTGTTCTGTCAATGCCGCTCTTATCGTACAAACGCCGAGCCTTCTGTCTTTCCAAGAAGCCCTCGACATCCCCTCTCTTCTTTTGAAGCTGGTACTCGCGCTTGTAATTTCTCTGCATGATGACCCACTATAACAACTCCATGTAGTCTTGTAACCCCTCATTACCCTGTCTCTTTTTTTTGCTTTCTGGTGAATGTTTGAGCAAAGCACAGCCTTACCGTGGTCATTACCAAAGTTCGCTTTGCGCTTCGTGCTTACCGGAGCCATGCCGTCGCACCGCACTACCTCAGACTTTTTTCAACCACCCGGCTCTAAGGATTCGCCCACCGCCCCCGCTCTGGCTCGCTCGTGTAACGGGGTCTTTAAGATGCCACCACCGACGCACCGCATGGCACCCGAGTTGCTGTGTGGAAAACAAAAAGCCGTTAAGTCTGACCCCGGTGGAAACGCAGTTCTTTTTTGGGGAACTGGGCACCCCATTCGGGGTCGGAGTCAGGCTTAACGGCTTCTTGCATCGGTTTCCACGCCTAGCAACGGAGCCAATCCTACAGCAAGAAAAAAAACCTTGTCAAGTGCAAAAAAAGGGGGTGGAGCAAACCACCCCCGCAATGGGCAACTGCACCAGAGACATCTCTGGGCAAGATCATTCTCGCCCCCGCCCAACGGGCGTCAAGAGAACAAACACAGAACGCTTGACAAAACAATCTGGGTTGATCAAAATCCAAGCACTCGTTCTTGATTAGCCTCCGGAAGAGACCGCACCTATCGCTTTCGGTGCGGGGCAGATGGACCCTTACCCGGGTCCATTTGTTTTTCTACGACTTCCGAATGAACCGCCGCGTGATCTGCGGGTCAGCGTTTAAACACCGACTCAAGCTCTTCGACCCGGATCTCACACCTCGGGTTCTCTTTATCCAATCCCCAGTAGATGTGCTTCTCCTTGACCTGCCTGTCGTTCTCGTAGGCAACCCCCTGAAGTAAATCAAGGATCAGGCTCTCGTCCAGATCAGGACGGCGGCTGGCATACCAGATACGGATATGCACCACCACATCCCCCTCCAGCAACTTGGATGCAGGCTTTGCTTGCAGTTTAAACGCAGAGACATAGGACAAAGCCTTCGATGATTTGATCAGTCTGGGTGCGCCTCCGATCAAGACCATCTTCCTGCTGTTTGCCTTGGAGGCTGGCTCCCCCAAGATTTTGAACACAAGTGCTTGCGGTGCGTTCGTGTTAGTGCTAACATGGCTCATCATCGTTCTTTCACTCTATGGAGGCTACCATTGAAGATCACAAACAAGCATAGCGTTCCCGAAACGCTTGTCGCTCTTGCAACCCGAGATTACTACAGCAAGGGCAGGGCTGACTACAGCGTCACAGAAATCATTTCCCCTCCTCGCATCCAGCGTCTGCGCCGCCAGCACGCGGAGCAGATGGAGCAGGATGTTGCCGATATGCTCTGGCAGCTTCTGGGGTCTGCGCTTCATGTCGTGGCAGAGAGGGGGGTCGCCCCGGGTTATGTTACTGAGGAGCGCATCACCACCGAGATTGACGGGGTCAAGCTCTCCGGAGCCATCGACATCCAGAAGATCGATCCGGACGGGGTCACCATCACCGACTACAAGTTCACCTCTGCATGGGCGCTGCGGCAGGACAAGCCCGAATGGGAAGCCCAGCAGAACATCTACGCATGGCTGGTGGAGCGGGAGAAGAAGCAAAAGGTCAAGGGGGTGAAGATATGCGCCCTCATACGCGATTGGAGCCGCCGTGAGGCGTCTGTCAAGCCTGACTACCCCCAAGCCCCCATCCAAGTCATTGACCTGCCCCTGTGGGCTATGGACAAGACCGAGCAGTATGTCAGGCAAAGGATCGAGTCTCATCGCGTGAGCAAGGTCCAAGCGGATTGGGGCGATGAACTACCGCCCTGCACAGACGATGAGCGGTGGGTGCGCGAGACGATTTATGCCGTCAAGCGCGAGGGCAGGAAGACCGCCATTCGAGTTTTCGACAACGAACAGCAAGCCAAGGAGTTGGCAGAGAAAGAGAAGGGCTATGTTGAAGTACGCCCGGGAGAAGCCATCCGCTGCACTGGCAACTTCTGCGGTGTGGCTCAGTGGTGCAGTCAATTTAAAGGAGAACAGGCATGAATGTCTATCAGAAACTCAATGAAGCGCGTGATCTATTTCACCAAGCGCCACTAAAGAAGAGCGGACACAACAAGTTCGCTGGTTACTCGTACTTCGAATTGGGAGACTTCGTTGTCCCTGCGCTTGAGATTTTCAAGCAGGTAGGGTTGACCTCGGTCATTTCGTTCAGACACGATGAGGCGACGATGACTATCGTCAACAACGACAAGCCCGATGAGGTCGTCATTATCTCTACCCCGATGAGCGAGGCATCACTCAAGGGTTGCCATCCGGTGCAGAACCTCGGTGCTGTGCAGACCTACCTGCGCCGCTACCTGTGGGTCGCTGCGATGGAGATCGTGGAGCATGACGCACTCGACTCAACCACCGGAGACAAGACCAAGGAAGTGCCACAGCCCAAGAAGATCATCGCTGGCAGGTATGAAGAACAAAACCCGAAGGATGAACTTTTCGCGCAGTCCATGATCACTTGGGGAAGCTCTTGTACCTCTCTGACTGAACTGACTGATCTGTGGAAGACCAACCAACAGCAAATCGATGAACTGAAGAAGAACAGCAAAGAACTGTTCAAGCGTGTCCAAGAGCATTTCGCTCAACTCAAGTCAAATTTCCAAGAGGAATAAATGGAATACACAAATAGCGGAACTCTGTTCCACAACTCGGTCAAGAAGAACCCCAAGGCTCCGGACTATTCCGGTGAAGCCACACTGGACCTAGCCAAGCTGGGCATTGGACAAGGCATTCACAAGATTCGCGTAGCGGGTTGGAAAAAGACCTCGTCCAAAGGAACCACCTTCCTTTCGTTCCAGTTCAGCGCCAAGCAGGACCAACAACCTGCTCGCAAGCAAGAATCCTTTGGTGAAGACGATCCCTTTTAATGGAGATGAACATGAAGAAAATTAACAAAATTGGGCTTCTGCGTAACAACCCTTCCATGACCTTTGAGGAATGGAACAAGAAGACCGGGGGGTCCAAGAACCTTTACCGTGTCTACAAGGCAACCTTGAAGAGGGCTAAACCTGCGGTCAAGAAGGTCAGGCAAGTCAAGAAAGAAACGATGGTCATTCCATCTTTACCAGATCCAAAGCTGCGTGATGAGATTGCCGATCTGAGGCACCAGATTGTGGGGTTCAGGGCGGTCATCTCCTACCTTGAGAACCAACTGGGATTGAGGAACTCGCAGTGAGTGCCCTGCAATTTGAAGCAGTCAAGGTCGCTCTCAAGCAGGATGCGACCGGCTACATCATGACCGTCAAGATTCATCCGGATGAGATTCCGGAGGAACTCTTGCGGGACTTTGTAGGCTCAAGGTACGGCGTAGCTATGGTGCGTATAAATGACGACGAGTCGCCCATGCTGGTCAAGAACCGAGTGCAGAAGGCAGGGATGCTGTGTCGGCACAACTGGTTCCACAAGTTTTTGCAAGAGAACTACAACCTCGGCAGAGCCAATGAGGCTATTGCCACCCGATTTATCCATGACATCTGCGGTATCAAGTCACGCACGGAGTTAAACGGCAATGCCGAGGCTCAGGCTGTGTTCGACAAGATATGTCAGCAATACGAAGAATGGAGCGCACGGAATGACCCGTTTTAAAACTGTCGTTCCTCTGATGATTTATGTCTACCCGACCGAGGCAGAAAAGCTCAAGAAATTTGCCAAGAGAGCCAAGAAGACCGTCTCTCAGGTCGCCCGGGAAGGCATAGCCATGCGGATGAACAAGAAAGATCCCTACAACACGGGATTCGATGAAGGATTGAGGACCGCCATGAATGTGGCAGTCAAGACGGAGGGGGCGCAGATGCGCTTTCCTTCCGGTAAATCTTTTGGGCAACTGGTGTGGGATGAGATCGAGAAGTTTAAACGCGAGATGCCAGATGATCCATCTGAGGTAGAAGCTCAACCGGAGGCTGAAGATGACCGCCAACAATGAGCAGGTAGGTGGCACTCATTACAAGAGCAAAACCATTCAGCCTTGGGACTACATTGCAGCCAACAACATTGGTTACTTTGAAGGCAACATCATCAAGTATGTATCAAGGTGGCAGGAGAAGGGGGGTGTCAACGACCTGCAAAAGGCGTTGCACTACCTTCAAAAGCTCATTGAATTAAACGGGGATGACAAGAGATGACATTACCCTTGCATACATCTTTGTTGCCGTGGAGATCACAGCTAAATGACCATTAAGGACATTCTGGAGGCATATGGAAAGCATCTGGAGCAGACCATCACCCATGCTCGGGGGATGATTGCCATCCGCAATCTTTCCTCCCTGTATGGATGCACCGTCCGCAATGTGTCCAAACAGATCGAAAGGCACATCCAGACCCGCAAGGCATCCCCGGGAACCATCAACCGAGAGCTGACCGTGCTCCAAGCAGCCCTGAGATGGGCGTTTAAACGGGGTGATATTGACTTCCTGCCCGCCATCCCCCGGCTACCCTCCCCCCCTCCCCGGTCCCGGTTCCTGACCGAGGCGCAGGTCTCAATCCTGCTGGAGGCGGCAAAGCCCCACCCCCATGTTCACACCTTCATCCGGATCGCCCTGATGACCGGACAAAGGAAGGAAGCCATCCTGTCCCTGACTTGGGATCAGGTGGACTTTGAGTCTGGGCTGGTGGACTTCAACGACCGCTCAGGAGCGTTTTTCCACCGCAGAAAGGGTCGAGGTATCGTCCCCATGTCAGATGCGCTCAGAAGCCTTTTAAAGGGCTTACAGGGGGATCATATGAATGTGATCCACCACAACGGTAAGCGGGTCAGGGATTTCAGGGTTATCTGGTCCAAGCTGATGAAGCAGACGGGACTGAACATCACCCCCCATGTGCTTCGGCATACCGTTGCCACCCAGCTTGCCCAGAAGAATGTGCCTATGCCCCAGATTTCCCGGCTCTTGGGGCACAGAAGCACCGTCATCACCGAGCGGGTCTATGCCAAGTTTTCACCAGAGTTCTGCCGGACGGCAGTCTCTTACCTTAATGTTTAAACAATGAGCTTTGATGAAGACTTCAACCGAGGGGTTTCTGCCGAGAACAAGGTTCTCCAAATCCTACGCAGGAAGTACCCCAGTGCCACCCTCGTCAACGGGTACTCGGGGTATGACATCTGGGTGCCAGAAAAGCAGTACGGGGTTGAGGTCAAGTTCGACCCCAAGTCCAAGGAGACCGGCAATGTGGTGATAGAGATCGAGATGTCTGGCAAGCCCTCGGCTTTGTTTACAACCGAGGCGGCTTGGTGGGTGTTCTATGATGGCTCCTCCTACGCTTGGATCAAGCCCCGGGATATTTTCTGGTGCATCATCTACAACAAGCTGTTTTGGGTAGAGTTCACAGGCTCTGGGGACAAGAACCCCAAGAAAGCCTTTTTGCTCGACAAAAGATTACTCTTCACATACGCAAAGACGCATGGTGAGATGGAGGACATTTTTTGAATAAACGACAACGCTGGTTCCAAACCCTGCAAGAACTTGGGTGCATTGTTTGTTTAAACGAGATGAACATCCGCAGCGAACCAGACATTCACCACATCCACAGGAACGGCAGAAGGGTCGATGATTTCCATACCATCCCCCTTTGTCCTTCCCACCACAGGCTGGGCATCAAGAACCAGATCGCCGTTTCCCGCCACCCTTGGAAGGCAGAGTTTGAGAGACGCTATGGAACAGAATGGGAACTCTACGAGCAAACCAAGCAAAGGGTGGAAGTATTGCTTCAAATGCAATCGATCCTACCCGCCCGAGATGATGAAGCCTAAGTACGACACGAGAGGAAGAAAGATCGGCGCTCAGTGCATCAATTGCCATGCACGCCAATCTGTCTCTCTCATGCGGAAGGTTTAAAACCTCACTGTCTGGCTTCGCCGTAAAGCTGGTTCAGGGATGTCATCAGGTTCAGCATGGCATCGTCAATGTTTCGGATGCTGTCGCGTTCAGCCCCAGATTCCTGCAAGGCTTTTTTGACCTGACGCAGCTTGCTGATCTTGCTGTAGATTTTGTCCCCAACCTGATACATCGAAGCCTCTGGGTTCTGGTTGATGTACTCAGAGATGTCCTCACCCTTGAGCATTCTTCCTTCAATCTCTGCCTGATGCTCGTTGAGACGCTTGATGTTCTCATAAAAGCGGGTGGTCTGTGCAGCCTTCTGCTGGACATTTCCAATCAACCTGCCAGCAATCGGGATGTTGTATGTAGCAAGCTCTTCCCCGGTTGCAGCAGCCTCAACGCCCCGAGCAATCTTCATGGCTTCACGACCAACACCACCAAAGACTTCGCCAATCAGATATTCAATCTGGTCGGGGGTAGGACTGATCACACCCTTCTTGAATTCACTGCCACCACTCAATAGGTTGATGGCATAAGCCAAGCCCTGCGTTACAGCAAATGAATTCTGAGAACCTCTGGTATATCCCGGGGTGGGACTCATGCTGTTAATGTCCTCACGAGCAATCGGCTTGCCAGTGAAGTCCTTGTTCTCAGCCAGCGCCACAATCGGATCGAGCACGGTCGGAGTCAGCGTTTGAACGAAGGTTGCGCTACCGAGTGGGTTGAATCCATCGATGATCATCTGAGCCGTATTGACAACAGCTTTGCCAATGTTCTTGTCATCAGACATAGCAAACTCCATCACCCTACGACCAAAACCGGGGATGATGTTGTAGCCAAGAGGCATAGGGATTGCCAGATATTTGCCATCGCCCGTGGGGATGACAAAGGACTTGTCCTTGATGAAGTCAGGAACCTCATCCTCATCCAATCCAGCCATCGCCAGCAAGACCGCCTGAATGACACCCAGAGACAGTCCACCCATGACAATCCGTTTGCCAACGGTGGACAGTTTGCCATCGGATGTCAGCAAGGTCTGAGCGATACGAGCCGTGCCCTGTACAGAAGCATTGAAGAAGGCAAACAGGGTCTGGAAGTTACGCGATACAGCACCCGTCCGGTTGAAGTTGACAGTAATGTTCTTGGCAAGGCTTGCAGCCCTCTCCTTGGAGATGCCTTGATCCATTGCATTCTTGTACACAGAAACACGAACGGCGTTCTCAATGGCATCGTTGAAATCAGACAGCCAATCGAGCAACGCTTTGCCAGCCTTTTTGGGACCACCCTTACCAAAGTTCTGAATGTCTTTTTGCAACTGTTGAGCACGATCTTCTGCATTCTCAAACATATCCCGGTAGCCAGTCTTGCCACCTTGTAGCTCAAAATCCTCAAAGATTTCAGCCCACTTGGAATCTGCATCCAGACCATTGCGCTTGCGGCGCAGATCACGATACACAGCCTTGATGGCGGTAAAGGCATCAGCGATAACCTTGCGCTCATTGCCCTTCAGGGGGGTGTTCTGCAAGTTCAATGCAGCGCCACCAATGTCTCGCATCAGGTTGTAGATACCGAACGCTGGGTTGTACTGCGTGTTGACAGAGGCAAAGAACCGAGTGCCTTTGCCAACGCCCTCGATGGTCTTGCGGTAGTAATCACCAGCAGTGCCCATCATGCGAATTGCCTCACCCTGCTGTTGGGCATCCAGATTCTTCAAGGTCGAGACCATCCTCATGGCTCTCTCATCGTTGAGATTAAAGCCAATGATCCGGTCCTCGCCGTTTATACGGGTAATGAAGATGTTGCCAGCGTTCTTCCACATCGGAGAAACCTGCTGGGTCACCAAGCCCGTCTTCTTGTCTATGACCTTGCGGGTAGGACGAGAGACCAAGTTCTCAACCATGTCCGGATCAATGCCAAGATCAATCAACTCTCTGGTCAGCACAGTCTTGTTAGTCTTCTCTGGATTGATGACAGCCCAGAAACCCTTGTTTGGGTTTTGCAAGACCAATCCGTATAGAGCATTGCCAACACGGTTCTTTTCACCGCGAACAATGGTTCTTTCCCGTTGCATGGCGATGTTAGACAGAACATCCACCACCTTCTTGGAAGAACCCATACGCTGCCCCACGGTCCTGCCACGAATGTTGTAGCCACGACCAATGCTGATGGGGCTTCCTTCTGTTTCCTCGCGGAACAAAGGGACATAGTGCTTGTATGTCTTTTCCCATGTATCGATGGTCTCTGGCTTCTCCAGCCCATAGTCAACCATCAAATCACGGGTCTTCTTGGTGATGTCATCAACCTCTTTAGCCAGCCTCTCCAGAGCAGCCTTTCTGGGCGCAGGCAAGGACTTCATGTAGTCATCTGCTTGCTGATCGGTCATGCCTGCATTGGCGGCAGGATCAGGATTGATGGAGCGGATGTAGTCATTCGCCTCTTTGGCATGACGAGCCAAAAGGTATTGATCCATCTCATCCAAAGAGACCTGAGCAGAATCCATCTTCCGGAGCAAAGGCTGAAGCTCTACATCCGTAAATTGCTTGACCCGGGCAGCGGATCTGCCGTGGAACAACTCTTCCTTGAGGTAAGCATTCCAACGATCAGAGATGTCCCTGCCAGTCTGTCGAATGCCCTCAATAACCCGCTTGAGATCGATCTGCTTGTCTTGCAACAGGTAGATCAGGTTGTCTCGGGTGGCAGTCGGCTCCACATCAAACGCACCTTGAGGGATGTTTTGTGCCGACTCAATGTCCACAGGCTGGACCGTCCGCAGAGAATACTGAGGTTTCTTCAGGGTCAACTTACCACGAGGCTCCCGAGGCGTTTCAACGGTTTGCGCCGCTGATTCCAAGATATTGCTCGGCGTGTAAACGCGCTTTGTTTGCACGGGAACTGGCTTACGACCAACCCGCTCACCTTCAGCAATCACCTCAATACCACGCAAGGGGGTCAAGAACTCTGCCACCTTCGGAGCACGACCCACCCACACAGGATTGCCGTAGCGGCGGCTGGGGTTCTCCTGTGTGTACATCGTAACGATGGACATCTCATCCTTGCCGGGGGATACCACAAGGGAGTTCTTGCCGTCATACAGGATGAACTTGTTGCCATCCTTGTAGATGGCGTTGTAGTTCTGTGCAGTGCGCTGGGCAGTCCGGGCAATCTTTTCCAGCAGTTCTTCTGCACCTCCGGGCATCCTCTTGGGATCATTGAGCACCCGATTGAGAATGTGGTTGGCTCCAAAAGAGACAGGCTTTGAGAGCTTCTCATTGTCCCGCTCTGGTATGAGATCGTTGTGCATACCGATCAGCATACGGATGGGCTTGCCGTTTACACGCTCTGGCATGACGCCCATGCTGCCATCAGGATTGCCACCCTCGGTCGGAACGATGGGCGAATCAGGATCGAGGTTCTTCAGAGAGACGGCATAGCGGATGTCGTTGTTGTCACGGGCGAATGTGCCGATGTTCCCGATGGCAGACTTGACTTGATTGGGTTCGTATACAGCAAGATTCTTCAGCCCACCTTCCATCACATAGAAGCCATCGTGCCCGAGAGATTTGATGGCATCCTGAACTCGCTCTGCTTCAATGGTTTTCCAACTACCGGACTCAAGAAATTCTGCATTCCTGTCGCCATACTTTTGCTCTGTCGGCTTTAGAAAGCGGTTGTATTTTGGCTCGTTGAGTTTTTGAACCAGCGCCTGAATTTGTTCAGCGTCCTCAAAATCAAACGGGTTCTCAGCGCGGACAAACACCGGCATGATGTTTTGACCCGTCTCCATGTAGGGCTGCATGAACTGTGCGATTTGTGGGTCGATGCCGTATCGATTCATGTTCCCACCAGTCATTGCAGTCTGGTAGGCGAACTTGGCATCGGCTGGAGTGATTAGACCGTTCTGCCTTGCAAGACGCAGTGCGCTCTTGATGACCTTGTCTTTGTCTTGATCTGGCAGTTCGTTGAAACGCTCGCGGACGATGTAGTCCATCGACATATCAGCGAAGCCTTCAGCAAAGCGAGGGCGATCAGTCACAAAGATGGCATTGGCTTGCTTCGGACGGAACTCGGTGATGTCACGGGCAGTGCCGTGGTACATGACCTTGGGCTTGCCTTCATCATCTACTATCGTGGATTTGCCGAACCACTTTTTAAACTCAGGGGCTTGGGTCTGACGCAGAGCGTACCGAATATCAGGGCTTGTGACATCAAAGGTGCCAATGTTGCCGATAGCAGATTTAATCTGCTCTGGTTCAAATGCAACCCAATCCCTACCATCTTTCATCCCATCGTAACCACCCGCTTTAATTACACGAGTCATTGCGGCAGTTGGGAAGTCTATGTTTGGAAACCTTCCTTCTTTAAAAACATCAACTTTTTCTTGAATCCAATCATCTCCAAGCCTAGGATTGTCGGCGCGAAGTTCTTTTTCAAACTCCTTTGCCATTACTGAGTTATGCGGATTTTTCCCATATATATATGGTTTTTTTATGCTTAGGTAAACAGGGATAATCTGAGACCCTTCTTCTTCCCCGGCATATATATTGGCATCCTCAATATCGTGTGTAAAGTAATAGCCATCAGGGTTGCCGACCCTATTTACCTTTTTTGATGGTTTGAATATATTACCTTCAAAATTTTTTGTTGCGTGATAAACAACTTGCGGTTTACTATCTTCATCAACAACCTTGCTATCACCAAACCAGCGTTTAAATTCAGGGGTGTCGGTTTGACGCAGAGCGTACCGACGATCACCGATCTGGACCGATTCCTCTACCGGCTTTTGACGAATCTGATCCCGAGTGCCACGGTACTCCACAGGCACATCATTGTTGAGGACCACCATCATGCCCATGCTGGGCACTGCGTATCCGTCATAGCCAGCATCGACAACACCGGACTCAAAGTTGTTGGGGTCGCCCATTGCCTCCCGGTTGATCCTGCTCATCTCAGGACCGGGTCCAAGCATATTGTTTAAACGCTGGATGTAGACATGACCGCCCAGCCCTGCCTCGGGGATAGGCATAACCCCGTTCTCGCGGGGGATGTAGAAATAGACTCTGTTTTTGATCCGAGGATCGGCGTATTGCAGACGCTTGGCTTCTGCCCCTCGGATGCCTGAGCCGTACCTTCTGCCAAACAGGGTGGGGATATCTGCGGTGTTGCTGTAATGCACACCGTCAAAGGTCATTGCTCCCGGCTGTCGTTCTCCGAGACTGATTCCATCGCCTTCAGTGCTGGGTCGAACGACAGGCTCTGTAGATTTAAGGGAGAACTTTGGGTCTCGTCCGGTATCAGCGACTGCATCTCTTGCTCGCTCGGTGAAGGACTCACGGATATTGTCAAGCCTTCCTTGTAGATCGGGTCGCTGGGGTCCGCGAGAGTAAATCCCTTGGACAATACCAGTTCCAACAGGGTCTGATTTCCAGTCATGGTATGGGTACTCCGATTCTGCGCCAAAGCCTGTGACTTCTTCTAGCTTGGCTATGTTTTCGATCTGTGGGCGAAGTTCACTCAATCCATTGACGAACTCAGTATCGCTGGTCAGGAAAGGTTGCCCATCCTCCCCACGGAAGTTGATCAATACGATCTCGTTGCCGCGCACTCGCGTGAAGCCAGCATCAGCGCCAAACTTCCCATTCAGGAGATTGAGTATCTTTCTTTGCTGCGCTGGTGTCAAAGCCTTGGTGTCAAAACGCAACCTGAACCCAAGCTGCCCCGTATCCACCAAAGCAGGATCAGCCCGGAAGAACGGTGTTGCATCTTGTTTAAACACATACGACATGGCGTTTGCCAAGTCCAACGCTTCTTTCTTGAGCAAGTCCGGATCAGGATTGACAAGCTGAACAATCAAGTTGGGGTTGACTTTGGATTGATAAGCGCCCGATCCGACGGTCACCCGTACCTTGCTGGTAAGGTTCAGAGCCTCTGCAATGTTGGGGATGAAGTTCTGCTTGGCGATGGTCTTGGTCAGCTTGTCCTTGGCATCAAACTCAATCTCTTCCACCTGAGACATCTCAGACTGGACAGAAGGGATGACTTCCCCGGTGATGGTTTGAACACGATTGCGGATGCTCGATGAAAGCTCCTTCATCGCATTGGTTACCGGCAAAGCAGAAACCTTTGCCTTCATCAGATGGGAGTAGTCAGCAGCAGCACGCTCAAAAGCAAACTGTCTCAACTCCAGATCATTGAGATCCTTTTTCCAGCCTTTCTTACGATACTCCTCAAAGATCGTCTTGGCTTTTTGCGTGACCCACGATGCAGCCTGAACCTGTCTGGCTGGAACATTGAGTTTGGAGGCAAGCAGACGCACCATGTTCTCTGCCAGTTCATACTGGGCATCGGTAGGAGCGTCTTTGTCAAACAGCATACGGGTCATGTGCAGGTCAATCGTGGACCTGCCTGAGTCCTTGCCGTCCATAGCCTCCATCAGACTGGTGTAAAAAGTATTAGTCTTGCGACCATCCCAATCTTCACCAAAGTTCAACAGAGCCTCAATCTTCTTGTTCTCGTTTTCGGTTCCGACCTTGATGGGCTTGCCCTGTGCAAACTGGGTCCATGCCTTGGTTGTCTTAGTGAAGTTAGCAGCCACCTCGGTCTTGGCAGAGGTGATCGCAATGATCTGGAAGAATTTCTCTGCCAGTATGGGGTCACCATTGAATGCGTCAAGCACTGCCTTGGCAGACTGCTCGTACCATTTCCTGCCCTTTAGACCTTGGGCGGTGTAACTCTGGAGCTTCTCGACTGCCTGACGGACATTATCTAGCGTCTCACCCGACTTCATGCCGACGATCCTGTCCCCAATCTTTTTGATCAGGGCTTCAAGTTCGTCTTCTTGAAACTTTGCTTTCTCTACCGTTAACGGAGTCAGGTCGGAAGTCTTTTCAAACTTCTTGCTTTTCCGGGCGTATTTAGGCAACTGACCTTCCGGAGTGCCGATCTGGCTAATCAATGCGTCACGCTGGCTTTGCAGTTGTGCAATCTCAGCCATCAAACGCCGGTCTTCAGCCACCTGTTCCAATGTGAACTCGGGGGCGCTTTCCATAGCCCTAATTCGAGATTTGATCTCTGCTTCTAAACGGTCTACATCGTTCCAGCGCGGGTCGCGTTCTGCCTCTCGGCGAGCCGGTTCTGGACGCGCTTCGCCGCCCGGACGGATCGTTGTGCGACCCACCGTAGCGGGTTTTAAGCCACCAGCCTCAACGGTCTGAAAGACATCCTCTGCGGTTTGGAATCCAAGTCCCCTCATGCCGTTGCCAAAGGCTTGCATGAATTGCTTGATCTTGTTGAACAACGCCCCAATCAGACCGGCAGGAGCCTTGGTCTGGTCAAAATCAGAGAAGGCATCCGAGATGGCTTCCTCAAGCATTTCGTCTTGAGTCAGACCCATGCCCTTGTAGCGATTGGCAATGTCGTACTTGCTCATCCATTCAGAGCGAGCACGATCCTCAAGAGTCTTCCATTGCTGCGGTGTAAACGCTCCAAGCTCCTTCAGGGCATGGATACCCTCATGCCGCAAAGTACGCATGGGGTTGTCTGCATCCATCGCAATAGCGATAAGTCTTTGCAGGTAGTAGCCATCTGCGCTCTTGCCATCTTTGGTTTTGATGGTACGCATGATGTTTAAACGCAGATCCTTGAGACCCAGCCTGTCCATCAGGGGGCGCAGCTTCTTCTCCAGTTCTGCCGCAGCCTTCTGGAACTCTGGTGTAAACACACCGGCTGCTGCCAGACGAGCCTCTGCCTCTGCCCGGGTTCCGGTGATCTCCACACCAAAGCCAGCCGGTTCTTCACCCCTGCGGCGACGAAGCTCTGCCTCTGCCATCTTGCCCAGCCGCTTGGGCATCAGCCCTTTTTGGGACGGAGCCAGCTTGACAATGTTTTGCAGCGTTTCATCAGGAAGACGGGCAATTGCAGCTTCCTCTGCCGCCTGCTGATTGGGAAAGGTGGCGACTGGCTGGTTCTGTTCAAACAGGGTAAAGCCCGTGCGGGTGACCGGCTTTTGTCCTTTGGCAGCAATTTCCAAAGGAGCGGTGTAGGACTGCACCTTCGCCTTGAGGGCATCAATCTCATTCTGAAGACGCTTGTTCTGAGCTGCTACACCAGCGGCTATCTTTTTGTACTCAAGCGTATTGGCTTTGCCATCGGCTTCCATGCTTTCGAGCTTGCGCTGGCTTTTTTGCATGAGTTCATTCTTCTTGGCAATCTCACCCAGATAGCCGTTGGCTTTCTGCGCCCTGAGTTGCTGAAGACGATCTGCCTTGGCATCAGCCTCCTCTTGGGTAGCTGCGGTCTGGAGGACGGCATCTGGGCTGCGGATTTCAAATCCAGCAGGAGCCACCCCCTCCTTGAAGGTTCCTTGCCTGATGTCCGGACCGCCCGGGAGTTGGGTGGCTTTGCCCGGAAGGGCAATGTCCTGATGGGTGCGCTCCCTGACCTCCAAACCAAGCCTCTGTGCGGCTTTTTCAGCCGCCTCACGGCTCGTATAGCGTCTGGCAGGGGGTGAGGTAGGGTCACCCGGAATTACAAGCTCATAGACCGTTCTATTGACCGTGGTGTAGTCCCCGGAACGGATGGCGGTCTGGAGGAGAGACTCCGCATCCCGGTCAGTCTCAAGCCCTGTGTACTGCTTGATGGATTCAATAGCCTGATCCCGAGACATCATGTTGTTCTTGGGAATCTCAGATGCCAAGCCGGTCATGGCTTTGTTGTACTGATCCTCGCTAAAGCGAGTGGCGTTCGTGCCCGGGGGCAGAATCTGCGTGGCTTCAGCAGGCGACAGACCATCGATGGCTTTAAACGCAGAGAACAACTGCGGTTGGCTCATAGTCGTCAAATCTTCTGAGCCAGTGGTCCGGCGCAGGAAATCCAAGAACCCTACCGTCGAGGTATCAACCTTCTTCTCCTGTGCAATGTTCAGGACATCTTGGGAAGACAACTGAGTCCGTCCGTCATAGCCGGTCTTGAAGGCAAGGATGCGGTCCAGTTCCTGCTGCGGAGCGCCAGCATCAGCCAAGTCCTCAATCGAGAACTGATTCAGGGGCTTCTTGCCTTCCTGCTTGCGTACATCGTTGATGTACTTTAGATGCTCTGGGCTGAGTTCTTCAGATTTCACAAACCCTACGGGGTTCATCAGAGGATCTACTCTCTCCTCTGTTTCAATCTTCGGAGCAGGAGCAGGCAAGCCAAGAAGAGGAGTCTCAACCCCCAAATTCCTACGGGTCTCGGCAAACTGTCTTTCCTGCTCTAGTCTGGCTTTTTCTGCATCAGCAGCAGCTTGTCTCTGGCGCTCTTGTTCTTTGAGTTGTTCATACGCCTGAGTTCTCCTACCCCGGGTAGCCAACTCCAAAGCGCCCTGAGCGATTGTGCCGACCGTTGCACCCAACGCAGCATCACCCAAAGCCGACTGTCCAATGGGCAGATTGGGGTCATAAACACCCCGCTGGATCAAATCCTGAAGGATAGTGGCAGTGCCCTCCTGAACACCCTCAATGCCTCCAGTGATAGCCATGCGCTGAACACTGTTGGCAAGACCCGGAGCAATCCGAGCAGCATCATCGGGCTTGATGCCACGAAACAACGCCCTCAGAGGTCCAGCCAGACGCTCAACCGGGGCAAGCTCAGTCAAGCCAACACCAGCACCACCCGTCTGAGCAAGAAGCTGTTGCTGGGCAGAAACATCTTTACCCTCAAGCCTTGCTTGTTCTGTTCTGGCACGAGCCTCCTCAGAACCAAGACCCATTGACTGTGCCCCCAAGGTCAACGCTTTGATGCCTCCCTTGAGCAAAGCACCGGGAATAAAGGATGCCAGAGATCCAAGACCACCAGCTACTTGGGTAATCGCTCCTTCATCTTTGGGAGCCAGATAGGTCTGAGCCTGACTTAACCCCCTGCCGAAGGCAGTCTGCTCAAAGGGAGCAAGTTCTGCTCCAGCAGCCCTAGCTCCGGTATATCCAAGAGACGCAATACCAGAGAGGGGGTCAACCGTGATGCCACGGGTAAAACCCTTGATGATTTCCCCGGGCGCTCCAATCAGTTGCTGAACAATGCCCGGAGGAGCCGGGAATGCATCAGGCATCTTCCGCCTGATATTGTCAAGGGCTTGACTTCTGGGTACATCATCGGGAATGCCGTTGACAACAAATCCGTTCGGCAGCGTCAAAGAGTAAGGCATTTTTTACTTTGAACCTATTAGGTCTGCATAAGAAGCGCTGGTCGGATCGGGAGGACCAACTGAAATGGCACCTGTTGATCTCATAGAAGCAATAGCTCGCTGGATATTCTCTTCTGTGATGGGGAGGTTACGCTTTTTCAGCGCAGCTTCAGCAATGCCTCTTAGAGCCAGAATATCCTCTGCCGTCATTGGTTTGGCGGCAGGTTTTTTACCGCCAGCCCGTAAGTAATCTTGATATGCCTTAGAAGATCCAGCAGCAGCAGTCTGTGCGGCTGCTTGAGCCTGTGCCAATGCTATCTCTCCGGGCAGTTTCTGCATAGCCATTTGTGCACGCACAGCGTCCAAACCGGCTGCGTGTTCCGCTCTCTTGCCTTCTTGTTCCAACCGGAGTCTGTTCAATTCAGAATCACGAGCGCGAGCCAACATCGCACTGTTGGTATTGGCAAGATCCATTGCTCGCTGATACCTTGATATGGCATCTTGCTGCGCCTTGTCACCAGCAGCCACCTTGTTCTGGTCGTACAGAGATTGAGCATTGGCGAAGGACACCCGAGATTGCAGAAGATTTCTTTCAGACTCCCGAATATCTTTCAAGCCTTGCCGGTAAGCGTTTAAACCAGTAGTGCCAGCTTCGCCCGCAGCCTGCAAGAAGCGGGGCGACTTGGAACCCATGATGCCAAGACCCGTCTGGATCAGGGCTTCATTGATATTGGAGCCACGCCGACCAGCCAAGTCTTGCTGTTGTTTGGCAATGTCTTGCTCCAAGAAACCCAGCCTGAACGGGGCTTCTGTTTGATAGCGGTTTATGCCCTTAGCGCGTTCTGCCGCCAACTCGTCTAAAGTGGGTTCTCTTAGATTCAAACGCGCATCGGTTGCTTTTGCCAAAGCCGCGTCATACAAAGTGTTAGTAGAACCAGCTTGGAAGAGCGCTGGCATGGTTAAAGGGGGAGTAACAGTTGCGGCAGGAGCGGCAGGTGGCGCTGGTCGACGTGCAGCAGGTGCAGGTGCAGGTGCAGGTGCAGGAGCACGAGCGGGAGCGGCAGGTGCAGTCCCCACCGTCGTAGGAGAGGTCAAAGCCTGTTGAGCCGCCAACAATTCATTCTGAGCGGCTTGGAAACCTGCGGGGTCTTGTTGGCGCTGACGCAAACCAAAAGTCCGTAGACGGTCTTGTGCAGCGTTTACACGCTCTTGGAGAGCGGCATTGAGTACTCGTTGCTCATCAACACTAGCAGCGCCCATGTTGAGGTAATCCTCTTGGAAACCTCGACCCAAAGCACCAGCTGGACCCAAGCGTTCTTGAGAATTTTGTTGAACAGGATTTCTATTGCGAAAAGAATTAACTATCTCAGAACCTCCCAACACGGCAGCGGTCAACGCTCCTGTCAAACCAAAAAATGGACTTGGAGACGCAGTTGGGAAAACAGTAAGAATGCGGCGTTTTTGCTCGGTGGTAAGTGGAGTTTCTACCAAACCTTCGTTTTGAAATCTCGGAATATCCCCGCCTTGTTTAAACGCAACCATGCCCCCTGCCGCCATGCGTTGGGGTTCCATGCCTTGAGGTTGTGCTCCCATAATATCTTGAGCAGCTAAAGCCTGAGAGGCTTCTGGCATTGCCATGATTCCTGAAGGAGCGTTTGATACTAGTCGAGGAGGAGCCATTTGCTGCTGGGTTGCAGCCATAGCTCTTATCATGTCTTCCCGGCTGGGTTGTGCCAAATCTTGCGCTACGGTCGTGGTCGGAGACTGCTTGTTTGCCTGATCACGCATACGCTTGCGCCGAGACAGTTCTGTCACCACCAAATAGGAAGGATACGCCCCGCTAGGGGCTTGCACTTCCTTCATCAGCAACTGATCAGGAACATCCTTGAGTTGCTCAGAAAGTTCAATGAGATTCATACCTGTCCCTTAACTCTTCATGAACTCACGGTAGATACCAAGACCCAACAGACCCGGACCCACAATCTGCGACAGACCACTTGGAGGCTGTTCGTACACCGTCTTGCCACCAGTCCCCGCAAGGTTTGCAGAGCCACGCAGCAGGTCTGACATGAAGCCAAGCTGTTTATACGGGTACTGCTGCTGGGCAAGGAAGTCCTGATACGCCATGTCCAAGGCTTTCTGACGCTCTCCAGACTCCAGAGATCCAAACGCCTCTTGAGCTTTTGCCAGATCAAGCTCTGCTTGCTGCTGCGCGGTGCCCAGTTGACCCAGAGCCTGAGCGCCCTGAATACCAAGACCAGCCCCACGCAGACCAGCTTCAGTGCCAAACTGCATATTCCTCAAGGCTTGCTCATAAGCAGACTGAGTGCCCTTGGCTTGAATATCTGCCAGTTGACCGCCCAAGGCTCGTTCTCTTTCGGTGGTTGCCAGCAATTGCCGAGCACCGCCGTAGGTGCCTTGGCGAGCAGCGCCCAGATTGGCTCCCAGTTGAGCCTTTTGTGCGTCCCGAATAGCAGCGGCTTTCTGCAACTCCACCACATTCTGCATATAAGGGGACATGAAGGCTTGGGTGACATTCGGATCAGTGACCCCTTTGAAATACCTATCTCCTGCCCCCAGAGCGCCTATGCCGCCCGCGCCAGCCATGCCGGTGGCAACATCAAACTGACCGGGAGCCTCCATGCCTGCTACATCAGAGCGAGCCTGCAACTGTGTTTGACTGGGACCGGCAATCCTCTCCCCGCCGTAGGTCTGGTATGGGGTTTCGGTCAAGGCTTCGGTCTTACCCAGTAGCCTTTCCATGTATGGCTGGGCGTACTCAGGGATGGTCACTGTAGAGGTCTGGGTGGGCTGCGCTGGCGCAGAGCCACCGCCACCATAGATACGCCCTCCGGGCTTGAGACGAGTGACAGATTCACCCAGCGGTTCGCCAAGAGCTTCCAGTTGTCTGCGCGAGTAGTTCATTTTGACCTCTACAAGATTTTGGTGAACAGCTTGTCTGTCCACTTGTACCCCAAGTATTCAAAGAGTTTGGCATGATCCAGATGGACCTTTGTGTGCATGATGATTCTTTGCACCCCAATACCCTTTAATACCTGCTCTGCATACTGAAACAATCTAATCCCAATCCTTCCCTTGCGATATTCTTTTCGGATGAAATAAATATCCTCAAAAGCAGTCTTGCAAGTGCGGTAATGCAGATGGGGCTGAATGATGAATATGGCATATCCAATCACTTCCTCATCTGCTTTGACCGTTATACACCTCAACATTCCTGCCTGAGCCAGCCTTTTATATGCATCATAGTCCGGAGCAAGCGGGAAATCCTTTGTTACACACAGTTCCTCATAATGCAGAGGAAACAATCTTTCCAGTTCCTCAATAAACGCAAACGGATCACAGTCTGCGTAAACGAGGGTCGTCATACTGGCATCATTTTTTTCGGATTCACAGCAGGAGCCTGCTTCTTCTTACCGGTTCTCTGGCGGCGAACACGATCCATCATGGCATACAACTGCTTTGCTCCTGCCTTGCTTGAACCATTACCCAGATGGCTCACCACATCAGCCGGTATCACAAATTCTCCATCTGCCAGACGAGCAGGCTGACGGTCATTGATGGTGGCAGGAATAGAGTCGCTCATCCCATCGCCACCGCCCGAAAGGAACCGGGGGATATTACTCAGACCGCCACCGGCAAAGTTCTGCTGGGCAGACTCATACAAGCCTTTGCCGCTTCTGTAATCGGCAAACTTGTACGGCTCTTCCATGCGATTAATATTCTTGCGAATTTCTTTGGCTTGACCGCCTTTGGCGTAGAAGCCGCCAGAGCCATCGCCTTCACCGCCATAACCGCCGGAGCCGTATCCCAAACCATCGCCAGCAGCAGCACCCGCAGCGGCACCAGCAGCACCAGCAGCGGCATCTGCGTTGGCTGCATACCCCTCTTGAGCAGCAGCAGTTACGGCATCAGCGTGCGCATTCATGGCTTGCCCAGCGGCAGCGTTCATGGAGGCTTGAGCTTCCATTTCACTAAAAGCCTTTACGCCAGCGTCAACTAGTGAATTGCCAAGCAGATTCGCAAGCATCCCTCCAGGTGCAAAACCACCCCTCCCATAACTTTGCAACGCTTGTCCAACTGCTATTTGACTAGCCGGGTTTGGATTCATAGACGGACCGCTAATGTCGCCTATACCACCACCGCCCATGTCAAACAACTGAGGTAACGACGGCAGCGATTTTTTTTGTTGTGTTGCACTATATGACTCAGAAGATTCAGCCCTGGGCATGGGGATGCCGTAGTTGCGTTCCCGGTAACTGATAGGTTGGTTGGCAATACCAATCACGGGGCTGGGCTGGGATGGAGCAAAGGCGGGAACTTGCAACTGGGGCAGACCCGCCATACCTTGAACCCGGGCAATAGACTCATAGACCTTTGCCACCTCCGGAGATACCGTAGGAACGGGGTTTGATCCAACCTCCTGTCCATCGGTGGTATTACCTCCTTCTGCAAAAGCAATGATCCCGCCCTGCGCTGCACGATAAGGGGTTCCTGCGGTGTAACGATAGCGCAGACGCTCTTGCTCAATTCCAGAAGGAGAAGCCGGAAGACCTGAGAGATTCTCCACATCCAGCGAGTATGGGCGAATGAAGGCATCTTGCCGTGATAGTTTTTCCTGCTCTGGAGTTCCAAACAGCACAGGAGCGGCACCCATTGCCAAGTTCATCTTGTTGTTGCCGGCAAAGTCCATAAAGGCTTTCGGAGAACTGAAGACTTGCTTGCCACCTTCTACAACGCGACCAAAGCGTTCATCCATCGTTGGGGTTTTGGGTAGCGTATTGACATCGATGACTTGCGTGGACGGTCTCAGGCTACCGATGTGATCGGCGGCAGCATCAGCAACAGGAGTGGTGAAGCCATAGTTTATGCTGCCTGCGGCAGTTTCCAGCGACGGCAAAGCCATTGCCTTTGCGTTTAAACCAACCTGCGGCATGAACGTGCTGTTCACCAATTGACCCGGAGCCGCATTGCTGATGGCGGCGGTCGGGATGGTAATACCGCTACCCGCGCCAGCCATTGCGCCCGGAGCGCCAACAACGGCATTTGCTGGGAGCGCAGCAGAGGCAGCAGGGGCTGCAAGGTTTGCCATTGACCCAGCCATTCCAGCGCCTCCAGCGGCTCCTAGACCCATCATGAGACCCTCTCTGAGGCTCCCGGTAGCCAAGGCTCCCAAGCCGCCCGCGATCATGCCTGCCTGCAAGGCGCTCAGACCCATGCCAGCCGGACCCAGAGCCATACCCGCCACCATAGGCAGGAGATTTCTCAGACTGAAGGCTTCGGGTAAACCCGTACTGGGGTTGATGGTCAGACTCGTGCCGTTGTTTCGGGCGAGCGCCTGAAGTCCACCCACCTCTTGCGGGGACATATGAACCAGCACTGAGTCGCCATAGCGACCCTGACTGGCTAGGGTTTGAGCAGCTTGGTTCATGTTGACATTATCCTTGCTCGCGTTTAAACGTCAATCGGTTAGGTCGTAGTAAGACATCGATCCAATGATGTCGTCGGTGCCTGAAATAGTCCTTGCAGCCAGCGTAAAAATGTCGCTCACACCAGCAATACTCGCGCCCAGTTGATTGTCAAAGTTGTACTCCACATCTCCGGTAGCAGTGCCGCTGCCTTGATTGGAGCCTGCGGTGTAGTTCAAATCCACAATCGTCCCGCCGGTCAGGGCGGTAGCGGTAACATCCTTTTCGACATTAGTAGAGTTGCTTGTGAATGATGCGCCAGTCAAGATGGGGTTTTTGATCAAAGCCAGTTCATAGTCTAGCGTTGATCCAATCGGGATTGCATGAAAGATTGAGGGGATTACCACCGCCCCAAGGTTGGCGCTCTTCAGTCTGATCGACACAATCGGCACGAAGGATGTAGTCACCCCGGTCAGAGTAGTGGTGCGTCTAGCCCAAGTTAAAGAAGACTTTTGTTCATACCCGCCTTCAGAGATTACCGAGGAGCAAATTTGCGTAAGTGTTGACGCAGAAGCAGTTACTCCTGTGTTCTCAATCTCATACCTGATTGGCAGGATAGCGGTGGTCATGTAGACCTTGTCAATATCGTTGGCATTGTTGAAAGTATGGCACACATAAAACTTGCCATCGATCACAAACCCACAACGGACAGAGCCAACACCCAACCATTCAAAGTCCATATAAAGAATCTGAGCCTTGGTTGGATCTAGCGTGATACCGGAAGCTCCAGTGCCATCGAGCTTGTCTCCGTTCCAATCTGCCTGATTGACAGTCCGGGCATCACTGGGAGTGCCGGATGTATTGGTTCGCAGGACAAAAGACTTGGTCGTGCCATTAAATTGGAAAAACACGCCGTTGTCAGTATTGAAGTAACCCACCCTCTGGCGCAGGTTTTCTTTGCCAGAATTCATCACAAAGGTGGCAAGTACCATCAGGCTCTTCCCCGGTTGATACGGGAATACCCTAAAACTCTGCCTTACCGCTTTGCTGCCTGATGCGGTGGTGACAGCCAAGTCCACGCTGGACTCATTGGCGACATAGGTCGCCGTGCCGCTGGTGACCAGTTCCTCGCTGAACTGCGGGTCTTTTTGGTAGCGGTTCTGGCTGTCGAAAAGCGTATAAGGCTGGGCAGTACGGAGCCTTCCAAACGCATCTAGCGATGTTGCGGAGAAGGGGTCCATAAAGTCATTTACCTCGTTTGTCAGAGAGTTTAAATAGTCATCCAACAGGTTGAAATACAGACGCAAAGCGCGGATAAAGTCGGTCTGCTCGACTTGGTCGTATTCCCTTTTGGGTATAGGAAGGGCTGGTGCGCTGAACTTCTTGATGATCACCGTTTGCCATCCTTGCGTCCATCCAATCTAGGAAGACCCATCTGCCACATAACGCCCAAACCATCGGAGTAAATTTTCATTCCCATCTGACGAGCGCGAGCGCGGATAAAAATCTGCTCCGTATATTGCTCAACCGGCACGGTAGTGGACAACTCCACCAAGGGCTGATTGGCGCTGATGTAGTTCGATCCTGGGAAGTTTCTGGGCTTGACCGTCAGCAATACTTGCGGATTAGCAGCAGTTGATCCAGAAAAATTGATATCAGGAATCATCCTCTTGATCAACAAGAAATCATCCCCGTCAGCAATGTCAAAGTCAGAAGTGATGATGTAGGAGGTCATAGACGCACCATCAGCATCTACACCCAACTCATGGTTGTAGAGATACTGACCATTGATGGCTTGAGGATAAGCCCTCAGAGGCGAATCCAGCCATGCAGTGCGTTCCAGAGTTCCGTAGTACCAAATCTGCTCTGCGTAGTTGTAGATCACATAGCTATCTGGAACGATGGAGTTGCCGGTGGGATAGATCCACCAGACCTCATTCCAGCGTTCATTGGTCCCAGAGATGATCTGATCCTTCTGCTCGTAGTTCAGATTATTAAAGACCAAGTTTCTGAGCGTACAAGGCAAGGTCTCGACCCGACCAGAGTACATATAGAACTTGTCCAAGCCCATCCAGTACACCACATTGTTTGCCACTGAGATAGACCGAGGGCTGGCAATAGAAATGTTATCTGCCATCTCTTGGAAAGCAAAGACATCCGTAGTGCCCGTAAACTGCATGGAATACATGGTGGAGTCTGTAAGGATCAGAATCTCCTGCCGAGTCGCAATTGCACGAACAATCTTTGAGCCGCGAGAAACCCTGTAAAAGCCAGCAGAGTTGGTTGGACTTGGAGTCCAGTTCAGAGGCTCACCCTGATCTGCCCAGCGAATCAGCATGGGGTCAAAGGTTGCAGAGCCAAATTGTGTCGCCCCAAAAGCGCACAGATGCCGGTCATTCTGCGAGACCATTAACTGCATCACTTGAGCGGGGACATTAGCTCCCGTAAAGCCAGCATTCGTTGCTGCGGTAGATATTGGTATAGCACGAACGGTAAAGGTAGCTTCATACGCCCAGTAGTAGGGCGTACCGTTTCTGATGTTCATGACCGAGTCATTGTCGAAATTGTCGTACCACCAATCCCTCTGCTCAATCACCAAAGGAGTCACGGTGCCCGTGCCCCATCCCAGACGACCCCAAGCACCAGCACTCCATCCATATCCATACAGAGTGATGTCATTGCCGGGGATGATGGGAAAGACCGCCGTGATGCCGGTGCCGCCCTGATTGCTGACCGTGCTGGTCGCTGCGGTTGTTGTCTCAATCTGAAAGTTGTTGGCATTTACTAGTGCATAGACCTGAAACTCTGCATTGAATTCTGATTGCGGGATGCCTCCAATCGGACCCACAACACCAGAAAAGGTCACAAATTGATTCGTTGCGGTTACGCCGTGCCCGACAATGTTGACATTGACAATCCTTGACCCATTGGTGGTGTCAAAGCAGTTGTCTGTTGCAGGCGATGTAAATGTGGCGCGAGCGGGGGTCAGGTCTTGTAGGTTCCCCCCTACCTCCGCATACAGATGATTGGTAGTCCCAATCCACAAGACATTGTCATTGTTGCTTGTGATGTAATTGAACATCTGCCGACAGATGCCCTTGATCGAGACCGTAGGTTCACTCTGCCATCCACCGAGCTTCTGTGGATAACCAGAAAGGAACCGGATCTTCTCAGACTCGTAGTAACCGCCCTCATTGGCGTAGTTAGTCGTGTCCCGATTGACCCCCGGCTTGATTTTGACCTTGGTAAATGCCATGTTTAAACATCACGCTATGTGTTTGCTCTCAGCCTCAATACCATCCAACCGGCGCATCCAGCCCTTGCCGAATGTGGCAAAGGTGTTCAGGCTCTTGTAGTGAGCCTCGCGCAGGTTGCAGAACGCCTCAATCAGTTCGTCAGCGGGCATTTTGGTTACAGCCTCCATCGTTTTGGGACCAATTGCACCATCGGCTGTTACTCCAACAGCTTGCTGAAGAAATTTAGCAGCCCGACCGACACCAGCATTAACAGCACAATCAAAAACACACAGATCAACGCCAGAAGGAAGGTCATCGCCGCGCACAGCATCCCAATACTTTTTCTTGTACAGAGGAGACACCATCCCAACGGTGAGTCCACGCATATCAGCCTCGGTGACGGGATGTCCGACCCATTCTTCCCAGACACGCTGCGTCACTCCTAGATTTGTTCTGCCGCCCGGATCGGCAGGATGGTTGACATACCCACCCTCCCATTTGAGGATGTGCTTAATCGCCTCATCCCAGTTGTGCTTCATTTCTTTGCCAGCAGATCGGTTTTCTGTGCAGAGCCAGCGGACGAACCAAAGTAATACGCCATGATCCCGGTCCATGCGGTGCCGAGCGAACCCAGCATCATGGTGAGCGCCGTGTTATCTGCCACGGACATCTTGCCAAACATCATCCCACCGAGGATTGCAAAAAAGCCAATCGTCACTGCGGCAGCTAAAAGAGGCGGCACCCATGAACGGGTAGTGGCTTGCATCTCACGGGCGCTCTTGCGATCATCGACCGCCAGCTTCTCAAAGTTCAGTCCAAGCTCCTGCGCCTGTTTCTGAAGCTCGATTTCAGCAATCTTGATCTGGGCTACATGCTCGGCGGTCAGCTTGTTGCTAGAGATTAAATCCCCAACCTTTTCTTCATCGACGCCAATAGCCTTGGAGATAGCAGACACAGCCATGCCAGCCAGAGGACCGCCAAGAGCGGTGGCGATTGTCGGTGCAATTTGTTTGAGCCAATCCATATTAAGGCATCAAGGCTTTGAGTTGGTCAGGGGTCTGTGCAGCGTCCATCTGAACCTGTAGAGCAGCGTACTTTTCCCGAATCTTCTGGCGCTCTTCTTCAGCCCCAGAGACTTGACCCGGAATCTGCTTGGCAATGGCGTTGTCAAACGGCTCAAACTCAGCAGCACGGGCAGCACGCCGAGCGTTATGGGCAATTTCTTTTGCCTTGGTCATGTTGATGGTGATCATGCTGACACCTCCGAAAAATCAGCGGTCCACGCCGCCCGGAAAGTTCTATCTGACGGAATGTCAGAGACATCCACGATCTTAAAAGGCTTACCCGCCGGTACGTCCTTGGCTGCGATTTCTTCAATCGTCAAGCCGCACTCGGTGGCTGGAACAATGACGGACACGCCGCCTTCGTCGTTGGGGTATATCACTCGTGAGTTCATGGTTGTCCTTTAGCGGAAGATGGCGGCGTTGGCTTGCCCAATATCAACAGCACCCGGAATATTGGGGTTATCGAAATAAATACGAATTGCTGATGTTGTTGGGCTTACCCCCTCTTTGGGGGCAATACCAACGACTCGTCCAAGAGAGTTACCCCCACCGCCGGTTACAAGACAAGCGTAGTTTGTATCCGGCATCGCCGTCGTAAAGTTCACCGTATAGTCGCCCGTCCCGTTGTCCGTAATCGACGTCACATTCCCACTCGCACGAATCGCCACAACCCCCGTGCCGTTGAAGTTGACCCACGCACGGCAGCCAAAAGCAGTAGCCACAGAGCCGTAGCCTGAATTGAATTGCAAATTCCCGCTGCTGTCGATACGGGCGCGTTCGGAGCTATTGGTGAAAAAGCCAAGAGCGTTTGTCGTGACGTTGTTGATGCCGTTCGCAGGAACACCAGTTCCAAACACGTTCAAACTGCCACCACCAATATTGCCGTTTACATCAAGTTTTGTTGTGGGCGAACTCGTACCAATCCCCACATTCCCCGCAGCAGTAACAGTAACATTCGTCGTACCGTTATTCTGCAAAGCAAGAATGCCATCATTGCTACCAGAGGTCTTTAAACCCGAGGTGCCGGAGACTATGCCATCGTCTGAATTTATTGTGCTGGGCATGGTTACTTTCCTTCTAATGCGTCAATACGGGCGGTCAGGGCGGTGATGATGGCTTTCAATTCTTCAATTACGGCTTGTTGTTGCTCAAGAGTTTTTTGATGACGCTTGATTAAACCAATCGCAAATACTCCAATTTTTTCGTAGTCAAGTCCGTTAATTTCTCCATTGACGCGAGAAACAATTTCATTCAAACCAATTTCATCTGCTTGATCTGCAATAAAACCATATTCCCAATATTCATATTCAAGACGCTGATAATAGGAAGGTTCTAATTTCAATGCTTTATCAAGTTGCTGGTCTGTTACAGGCGTAATGTTGCGCTTGTATTTTTTAGCGGAGGTAAGAATCGTCAGTCGTCCGGAATTTCCATCCCAACGCAAAGTGTCTGGAGTTGAAGCCGGAGTCCAATTGACTGTGTTGTATGCTAAGGAAAGCCTTCCAGAATTTGCTGTTCCATCACCGCCATTCCTTACCCATATCATCGCGCCGTCACCGTTTGCACCGTTATCAGACCATCTGAAATCCCCCCCACTCGTGATGCTTGCGCGTTGGGTGGCGTTGGTAATGAAAATAAAAGGGTGATTTGAAACAGTACCTGCTTGCCCCTTATCGCCTGCGTTATCCCCCAAAATAGTTTGAGTTGAGGCTCCGAAGTAACTGATAAAGTTGCCGCTGCCGCCCCGCACGACAAACTTTGAATAGCTACCGGGGCTTGTTTCCCCCACCCCCAAATTCCCACTCGCATCCAGCGTCATCGCCTGTGTGAAGCTGATAGCGTTATTTGCTGTACCGGAGGGGGCGGTGAACCATTTATGAACACCACCATCTTGCCAATAAGAAGCAGCCGCTCCGGTAGCCGCATATTTCCATCCTGATGCGTAATACGCATTTTGTGAAAACGCGTTAAATGCCCCTTGCGATGTAAAACCAGTTCCAGAACCACTGATTTCAAAGGCAGGTACACCACCAGAGCCAGACTTCGGCGTCACCCCAAGACCAAGGTTGCCGGAGGCGTCGATACGCATCGCCTCCACGCCGCCCTCAGAGAAGGCAATCGTGTCAGCGGCGGGGAAGAAGATGCCGGTGTTTGCATCCGTCCCCCGGATAGCCGGGGTTGCAGCAGAGCCGTCAATGTCTGACAAGCCGTCCGTTCCGCTCAGAATCAATGTCATGTTTGCTCCTCATCTGCTGGGAGGGGTTGGTTGCCTTCTGCAAGCCACGCTTTAAATTCAGGATATTCCTCTGTGCAGGTCAGGCGGCATTTGCCGTCGTCGTCGATGCGGGCATAAATAGTCATGCCGTCTTCGTTGGTGGTGAAATTTTTGTAGGTCACAGTTCGGCACTCCATGCGAGAAAAGCGCTAGTTGTTGCCGCCCCAATGCGACAACCCTCTCCTGCTGTAAACACAGCTCCAGCAGTGAAAACAACAAAACCGCTGTTTGCAGAAGCGCGGCTAAAAACAGGAACCGAAGTACAAGTTACGGAAGTATTTCTGAACCCAATGTTGTAATTCCCTGCGGTGCCGTTTTGCTCTAGCGCCGTAGGATTACTACGCATAGTTACTGGGAACACAACAAGACCCAGACCTGTGCTTGTTGTGTTGTTGTACCCTGTGCCGAAAACATCGCCATTAGTTTGCACTGTTGCTCGGTAATAATACCGCTGACACAACGCTAACTCAGTACCATACGGTCTGTAATCAAATGATGTGGCTGTGCTGCCCTTCTCTAACTGGACGCCGGTGATGTAGAAGGTGGCTCCGTTGGTGCCGACTACGCTGGTTGCGCCTGTGGCTGAAGAAACATACGAAGAAGTCCAAGCACCAGCAGTCCCAGAGTAAGTTGAACCAACACCAAGACCAAAGTTGACGCGAACACCAACGCCATTGGTTGCGCCAACCCATGTGCCAGAAGTATCACCAGCAATCGTTACGCTCTTTTGCTCCCAAGTGTTCGCAGCGCTGATGGTGTAGGTGAAAGGGTAGTTGCGACTGGTTGCAGAGTTCTGCAAAGAGCCTCCGAACGTCCCCGTCAACGAACTGCGAACCCAGAAAGACAACGTAACGACCTGCGCGGAAGCAGTGCCCCACCCAAGGTCTGCAAAGTTAAACCCCTCAATGTTCTGACGCTGTAGAAATTCGTCAGCCGCGCCAACAGAATAGGCAGAAAGAGAAGTAACACCGAGGTAGTTGGAGAAGCCGGTTGGTGGAGTAACCGACCCAGCGTTTTGCTGAACAGAGTATTTTGACGCTGCGGATGCTTCTGAACGCCAGCGATCAAGCGTATAAGAGCCGCCAGTTGGCGTCACACTCGCCCCAGCATTCCTCTGGTCGATCACCATCGCACCGTTGATGATGCGGTTGCGGAAGGTTAGGTATGGCGAGTTGCTGGTTGTGACCGTCCCCGCCTCATCAGGCAGCGTCAGCGTGCGGTTATTGTTTGAATTAGGCGAGGCAATGGTAAATGTGCCGGTTCCGCTTGCATCACCCTGAATGGTTACTTTGCTCATCTTTTCTCCTTACAGCACCAGCCAACGCTGGCCCGATGCAACGGTAATTGTGATGCCCGAATCAATTGTGATCGGTCCCACACTCAAACCATTCTCACCACTGGCAATGGTGTAATCGACGGAAGCAACATCCTTGTTGGTCATGATTGCGCCACCAGCCTGCGCTCCACCAATCCCACCCCAAACGGCTCCGCTGTAACCCTCAAACTGGCTCAAAGAGGTGTTATACCGGATCATGCCGTTGGTTGGCGATCCGCTGCGCTGACCCGTGGTGCCTGCCGGGAGCTTGACCTGACCCGTGCCGCTGAAGGTTCCGTCGCCTGTGAAAGTAAAGGTCGTGCCGGTCAGTACGCCCGTCAGGTCCAATGATCCTGCGTGATCAAACTGATAGGTAATGTCTATACCATCGTTGTAGATCAGAGCCGTCTTACCATTGGGTATGATCACCCCTACCCCCGCCACAATGACCCGAATACTCTGAGATCCGGTGGTGGCGTTCTTGACAATATAGTTCTTGGTAATCGCCGGAACAATCAAGTCCCGAGTCACCGTCAGGCTCACGCTGGAGGTGACATTCAAAAACACCGCCCGGGCATCCTGAGCGGCGTTTGTGTTGGAAAGCGTCAGGGTCTTGTTGGCGTCCGTGGTAAATGTGACGGTAACCCTCCCAACAATAGCCTGCTCCAGCGCCGTACCAAGATTGTTGTTGGTCGTTGTGCCCCAAGTACCAACCTGCTCGCCCAATGCGATGAGTTCTATCTTCAGGTTGGATGAGTATGTAGATGGCATATTCTTTTCCTCAAGTCAGATGATTACACAATCATCCATCTTTGACCAGAAGCCACGGTCACCGTGATACCGCTTGCAATGGTCATTGGACCAACAGACTGGGCGTTCGTACCCGTGTCTACGGTGTAATTGTCCGTTACTGTGGTGGCATTGACAACCAGCGCCCCAATTCCACCCCCGCCCCCAGTAACCGTCCTTTCCGCAGGGTAGGTTACAAATACATCTTTGGTCCCCGCAGAAAAACTGACCTTAGAGCCGCCACTGGAAGATTCTAGAACCGTATCCCGAGAAAGGGTCGTGCCGCTGGATGTGTAGGTTCCAATCCCCACCTCAAATTCATTGGTTCCCTGACCCGCGATGGTGTAGAAAGTTGTGTTGCCGTTTCCAATAACTGCGAATGTCTGGAACCCCGTCACTGCTCCTGCGAGCGTGACTGTCCCCGTACCTGTAGTGGTCGTGGTTTCTCGGACGCGATCTTTAACGACAAGTGGCATATCAGTTTGATGTTTTTATGACATTCCAATTTGTGGACGCCGAGGTATTGATCACAGACCAAGAGGTGCCGTTCTGAGCGTTGATGACATTCCAAGTCACAGATTGACTGTCATTGATGATCTCCCAAAGCAAACGAGCCAAGGGACTATCCGATGCTCTTGCAAGTTCTGCCACACTGACCGCATAAATTGGCAGAGTGGAGGGGGTATCAGCACCGGTTGCGCTCTCATCAATCAACGCCCCAAAGTCCACAGCACCGCTGATCAAATCGCTCACCACGGCAGACTCGTCAACACTGACGATAAAAACTACGCCGCCAGATGGGAAATCAGAGGCAGTAACAGACTCAGCAATGTTTGCCGGGAATGCGAAGGACGAAGCAACTGTTTCTGATGCGATTGCGGTCTCGGATGCGGTAGCAACAAAAGTAGCGATTGCGGAGACCAACTCTGAAACGGTTGAAGACTCAGTGATAAGACCACCGAAATCTACAGCGCCGCTGATTTGATCTGCGCCAGATGACGACTCAGAAACGCTGGAGCCAAAAGTTACGGCTCCAAATGCAGCATCTGATCCTGTCGCTTGCTCTGCGGTGATAGAGTTTAAGACAGTCCCGGCAGAGATGGAATCTGTTGCAGTTGCTGTCTCACTGACCGTTGAAACGAAGACCACGCGAGCCACAACCGTTTCAGATGCGGTTGCAGACTCAGCAATTAAAGGTGCAAAGGTTGCGCTGGCGCTGATCGTATCTGAGCCGGTGGCGCTTTCAGAAACACTTACGCCAAAATCAATTTTTGCTAAAACTGAATCTGCTGCGGTAGCCAGTTCAATGACAGACACCACATAGGTGACGCTGCCAGAGATGGAATCGGTTGCTGTTGCGGACTCGATAATCGTGCTTTGGAAAACGACCCTTGCGGAGATGGAGTCTGCCCCCGTCGCCGACTCATTGATTTGAACGGCGAACTTAGCCAGTGCGCTCAGAATGTCTGAGGCATTAGCAGATTCTGCGACCGTAGCAACATAAACAGCACCAGAAAGCGATGAATATGGCGCGGTCGAATATGGCAGCAGCCCGAGCACAAGTGCTCCTTACGCAGCGGTCAACTGAGACTCTTCAAACCAACGCTGCTGCTTAACACCGGATGAGTCCGTCCATTCGATCAGATAGAAGAATGTGCCGTTTTCATCCATGCGAAGTGCAAGTACCGGTCCTTGAGGAACCAGCGCATTGAGTTTGACGCTTTGACCTTTGGTGTATTTTGTAGCCATGCTAACTCCTTACGCTGCATCGAGGCTGAACTGGTAGGTGACATTGAGCGTGTCACCAGAAACGACAGCGCGATCACCGGGGGATTGGAAATCAGAAGCTGAGAACAAGATGCCGCTCGTGCCACTTTTGGTGTTGTCACTGGTCAAGAAAGCGCCAGCAATTGTCGCCGTGCCGTTGATCGAGAACACAGCCACAGAAGCCGAGTTGCTGATAACCGAAGGATCAGCCGTGGTTGCAGCACCAAAAGTACACGCAGGGCGAGTTGCTTGACTGTAAGAAGTGTTCTCAGACCAACCTGCATGGGATGACATCGTGTCGCCAGCGGCGATGGTCGTACCAGAGCCGGGTCCAGTAATCAGCCCAAGATACCAAGTGGCGGTATAGGACGAGCCAGAGAAATACTTGTCGTTCATGTCTTTCAAGCCGACATTGACCACAAGATTATTGGACTCCTCATTCCATTTAAGATTGCCATCTTTGTCATAGCACTCAAAACGGAACACGCCGCCACCACGGGCGGTTTCTTTAGAACCATTGCCAAAAGTCATGGCAGCGGAAACTATATCGGTGGATTTTGCTTTGTCGGTAAACATGATTACTCCTTATAAAATCCGAATTAAGGCAGAAAGATTGGTGTTGGCAGGAAATTGCACCTGAAAGGTGTTGATGGAAGTCCTGTCTGCGCCAAAGTCCAAAACACAAATTGCCGCTCCACCATTCTTGTAGATCAGCGCCCCACGAGCAGTGAATGCCCCGCTCCAAGAAACATCCTCAAAATCAATGAAGGATGTCCCGTCAGAGATAGAAACAGACGGAGTCAAAACCTCGCCCCCAGCCGTGTAGCCGCTTGCCGACACCTCGCCGTCCGTGGTGTACGCCGCAGTGGTTTCATCCAAGGTAGCATCATTGGTGTACAAGGCAATCTTGAATACATTAGTCGTTCCAGTTGCAAAGTTAAAACTTCCGCTAGGCAGACCTTGTTTAAACGTATTGCAGGTGTAATTGCCGGTAAAAGCCATTACTTGACCTCCATCCGGAACTGACCCGATCTGTAGGCATCCTGACGCTCCATGCCATCACCCAACCGTTTGGCAAGCATGAGAGCTTCGTTATACCTACCCATGTACTGGTCCACGATGTCCTTCTCGGACTTCATAAATGCAGCCGCCTCCATCATCGCGCCATACAGCAGCACAGAATCCATGTTGTCACCCAGCCAAGTCTGTCCGCTTGCTGCCGTGGTAATCGATTCTGGATAGTAGTAGTAATGCAACTCCACATCGTAAATTGCATTGGGCGTTGGACCCAACAAAAAAGTCAACTCGTTGGTGATGGCAGGAGGCGTGTCATTGGTCGTTGTAGGACCAAATAGAGCGTAGTAATAAGGCTTGCCGGTGTCTGTCGGGCTTGGAAACGATTCTCGGATGAAGTTCACATCCTTGTTCAACAAATACAAGTACTCACCCGAGACAGGATCAATGACAGCCATTGAATAGACTGCCAAAAAATCCCCGGGAGATGACAGATACTTGTTGTTTATCGTGGTTAAGCCGGTAACATTCTTCCGTAAGGGAGGAAACTGAACTGAGTTGTAGATGCGCTGTTCAGCCTGTTGGATGAAAGTATTGACCTGCTGATCAGAAGTAAGACCACCAGCACCAACCGCCTGCGGGAAATCGTTCTCGCAGTACGCTTTGATCCGAGCTTTCAGTTCAGTGTAATTCACCGATTACCCCATCTTGCTGCTGTGTCCAAAGCCCCGGCTGGTGTTCTTGGTGCCACGAGTACGCTGGGTCTGCGTATTGGGCACTGCATTGGGATAACCAGCACTGGGCACGGGCTGGGTGTATGGCTTGGGCTGGACATACTTCTCACACGGGTCTTTCGTGTCAGCCGGGAAGTATTCAAATTTGTCGGTGTTCATCAGCGGCTCCGCGAGGTCGAGCGTTGGTTCATCATACGAGCGACATTGCGTCCGTACTGCTTCATCGCACCGGAGGTCACACCACCCTTTGCATAACCTTTACCATGCATGGATTTCTCGTGCTTCTTGACCTCATCCTTGGCGATCTTTTTCATCTTGCCATTTTCCATTTTTTACTCCTATGTGGTTGCAACCGTTACTGTTCCCAACTGAATTCCTAGAACCAGATTGTTGGGTGTCAGACCAACATCATTGGCTCTAGACCCACCAACGGGAGCGTACCCCCACTGAAATATCCTACTGCCACCCTCCGGGGTTCCAGTCTGATTCTGACTTGGTCCCGTTGTGTCAAACAACTGCAAGCCGTTTAAACCAGATATGCGGTAGCTCTTATCCGGTCTTGGATTTCTCAAAGCCTGCGGGTCATCCACAGGATACATACCCAACTGAAGCTGCGGTTGATCAGGCTCCCAACACTCCGGGCAAACCAAGATGTTCACATTTTTGGTCTTGATTACCAAGCCCTTGAGTTGCTTGAGTTGAAAACGAAACCCACAGCGGTCGCATTCAGCAATCGCATTCTTACCGGAGGCAAACTTGTTTCCCATTATGTAACAAAGTATCTGCGGGGAACAAAACGAACTGCGGCTTTGCTGCGGTCCTCCTCGGTGGCAAACTTCCACTGCTCATCGTACTGAGCCTTGAGCACTGAAATGCGATCAGGAGCGATTTTCTGGGCAAGGTAATAGGCAAGCCCAGAAATCATGCAATTGAGGAACCTGAAGGGTATATCCTGCGTCTGGATACCGTTTCCTGCGTCCTGAATCCTTCTCAAGCGCCAATACACAAAGGTGTAGTAGTTGCTTTGGTCCGGGGCGGGCCAGACATAGATTTGCGGATGATCCACCCCGGTCGTCGGGTTGGTGCCAGCAGGTCTCCCGCCGGAAGGATAAGTAGCACCAGACTGACGATCCACCCAAACCTGAATCGGTCTGCCCGTAGCGTTCTTGTTGGGAATGGTCGCATAGGTAGAAACACTGATCCGAGTGATGGTTAAGTCCTGCTGGTTCTGCCCAGTTCCCGTTCGGGTAACGTGTTCCAGAAGATCGATGGTGTCAATAGGTAAGGGATAGGCAATCTGATTCTGGGTCAGGGCAATGGACCCCTGCTCGATGGTCCACAGATTGACGCCCCGGTTGGACCATTCCACCGTCAACAGGTTAAGGCTGCGCCGAGCGGTACGCAGGTCGTAACCGCTTCGCAATTCCTTTCCACAACGCTCGAAAGCCTCTTCAACAATGTTGTTGAGGTCGAGGTTGAACGATGAGGCTCCAGAGGTTGTCATGTCACCTTCCTGTGTCTAGCCACCTTTTGTGCAATCTTTGGTGGCTGTGGCACAAACTGCTTGCCAGAAGCCTTACCAGCCCTCTTGGCACGAGTTGTAGCAGCATATTCAGCAGGACTCAATGCCTTGATAGCCTTCTCGGGCAAATATCGCTCCCCCGTCTTGGAAGACGGTTTTCCAGACTTGGTAGTCCATTTCTGGTCTGTCCAAGCCTTGAGCGATTTCTGCGGGTTCTTCACTTGTAACCGCCGCCTTTTTCCTTGTAACGCTTGGCAAGAAGCTGTGCTTTGCGGGCTGACCATTGCCCCGCCGCCGTACCTTGCGTGGCAGAGCTTTTGATCTGTTCAAACAAGGCTTTCCGCATACCGGGCTTGGTGTAATTGCCAGACTCGTTTACACGACTTTGACCACCTTGTTTAAACATCTTGACAGGCTCATCACCATCCCGCTTTTTGATCGTTTTGACCTTAGCGGGATTGATGATCCCCATACCACGGCTTGGCATCATGTCAGCAGTACCTGCTTTTTTTCATCTTCGTCATGCCACCCTTCTTCATGACGATCTCTTTGCCTTTGGTCTTGCCCTTCATGGCAATCCCATCAGCAGACTTGTGACCAGCAGCCAAACCACCACCAGCCATCTTCTTCATAGCCATGCCGCCTTTTTTCATCTTACCTTCGCCATCAGCAGCAAATGCAGGGACTTTTTTGCCGTCTTTCATAACCATAGGCATACCACCGCCTGCGTAGCCGCCCATAACCATTTTCTTGACTTTGCCGCCGTGCTTCATACCGGCTTCAGCCATTTCGTGTTTGACCATCGAAGCGGGAGCGCCCTTCTTTTTCATGAACGACACTTCCTTCTTCATCATCTCTTTGGACTCTTTCATGTGACCACCTTCTTTCAGTTTGGATTTGCCTGCCTCACTCAACGCAATCGCAATCGCTTGCTTTGGATTGGTGACCTTTTTGCCAGAAGACGACTTGAGGTCTCCTGACTTGAACTCGCGCATGACCATACCGACTTTGTCTTTCATACAAACCGCCCTTTGGTCTTGCCCTTGATTGCAATACCATCCCCTCGTTTAGAGGCAGAAGATGCTTTCGGGGCGCTTGCTTTTGCTGCTTTAACCTTACCGCCTTTTTTCATACCAAAAATTGGTCGCATCCCCGCTAGACCTATTGATCGCATCCCCGCTAGACCCATACCAGTATTAACAGAAGTTGCACCGTTACCAGCAGGGGCGCCATGACTAAACATATTGCTGGCAAAACCGCCAGATCCAGATTTAAACCCCGTCGTTCCAACGTCACCAGCAGAGTTATACGGAAGAATGGTTTTATTTGGTGACGTGTTCGGAATAGCAGGCATACTAATACCACCTCGTCCTTCGATGCTGGTCGCAGGTTTAGCCGGAACACGGGGTGCTGGTCTTTTAATTCCTTTTAGTGCTTTGCCAAACATTTCACACCATCCTTCCTTTAGTTTTACCACGCTGAGCACAGCCGTCTGCACGTTTGGAAGCAGATGATTTGACTACACCACCTTTTTTCATACCGGTTATTGCATTAAACCCAACTGGTGTAACACCGCCATTTGGAGTTGTAATTCCATAATTAATGGCGTTAGCCATTTCATCGACCCTACCCATTAGGGATTCAGCATTATCAGCCAACCCAGCCAAGCCACCTTCGGCGTACTTTTTAGGCTTCTTTTTGTTGACCATTTTTATCTCCTTTGCGACTTAACAAGGTCATCAATTTTTGTCTCAAGCCTTGCAAAGCCTGAATCAAAATGCTCGCGGATTTTTTCCAAATCTTCTCTAACTTCTGTACGAGTGATGTGGTCACGCGCAACCTCCTCTCGGGTCTTGTTCAAAAGAATCCCAAGTCGATTGAGTTCTGCAAACTTCTCTTTCAAAAGAAATCCCAGCAGAGCAACAATCGATGTGAGAATCACATTCCAGACCAACATTTCCATTCTTCTTCACCATTTGACTTTATCAGCCCAGTAAGCAGCACTCATCTTGCCTTTGGCGATGTTGCTTGCATGGCGTGCTTTAAATGACTTGCGCTTTGCCTTCATACGGTCAGACTCACCCGATTTGGGTTTGCCTGCCGTACCAGACACAGTGCCTACCTTTTTGCCCTGCTCTCCAAAGCGGATCACCTTCTCTTTCCCGCTCTCGCAAGCCTTCACAACGTGAGACTTCTTCGGGTGAGTGGGGGTAGATCGGGGCTTGTTGCAAGGCATCTCCGACTTCTTGACGGGCTTAACCATTGGCGACCTTCCTCTCTTCATCCAGCGGCTTGAGCAGCGGATACAGGAAATCTTCCCCAAAAGAACCCTCAAACTCATGGACACCCATGTGTCCGAGCTTGATCGTGGGGTCTACCCAGACCGTAAACCCATGCTCCCGGGCGCGGTCGCAGAAGACATAATCTTCACCGACGTAACCATCTGGAGTGGATTTGAAGTCAAAGAAGGACTGAAGCACCTTGCCGGTGTTCTGGTCCATGTACTTCCATTCTGGGTGAGCATCACGCAAGACCTCAAAGACCTTGCGCTGGATCATCATGAACCCAGTGCCCACCCTAAGTACCCTGACCAGCCCCATCTTGTCCATAAAGATATTGCCGTCTGCGTCTTGATCGAGAGAGGAGAAATAGACCTTCTCTTTTTTTCGAGCAGCCCCAACGCCTGCAACGATGGGCTTTTGTTGACTCCATGCCAGCAAACGAATGATGTCGTCGGCTTGGAATGTCATGTCTGAATCGACCATCAAAAGATGATCGGCATCAGAACTCAAAAACTCATTGGCAATGATGTTACGCACCCGGGACACCACAGAGCATCCTGAGACATTGGACATCTGAATCTGAATACCGTGCTGCTGCGCCTTGACGCAGAACTCGGCGAGCGCAATCGCTAACTTGACCGAGACCTTAAAGTCATACGCTGGCAACCCGATGAACAGTTTCTTGCCATGCAGGTCAAAAGAGGCTTCTGATTGCATAACATCACCCGTAGATCACCATGATGGATGCAACATCCGTTAGGTCAACATAGAGGTCAGTCTCAACCAAAATACCTTCTCCCGGTATTGAGAGAAAGAAAGTACCAGAAGCTGCCGCTGCTGGTGAGTTCATGGTCATCAAGATAGGACCGCTAGAGCCACCATCCCGAAAGACAACAGAACCAGCACTCGCACCTGAAACACCATAGACAAACTTGATCCGACAACGAAGTAAATTGTTGTCGTTTTGATCTTTCATCTGCCCATCGGTCGTTCGCGGCTTGGACGCTAATACATCATATTGCATGGAAGCCATGTCAGCCTCCTATCAGGAATCTGCAAATGGAGTAGCAGGAGAGCCTGTGCAAACAATAACGCCGTTGACCATGTACTTGTTGGTGGTCAGCGAAGTGATGGTGATGCAAGTGCCAACCACGCCGCCAGTCGTACTGCCGTTCAGATTGATGAAGTCATTGGCAGCGGCAGGAATGAAACCAGCCATTGCGCCAGAGGTATCCGAGTCAATCGACAAAACCGAACCAATGAACTTGTCAGTGCCGTTCGTGCCGATCTTGACCGAAGAGGTCGCAATCGTCGCGTCCACCAAAATGGTGAAGGTCGCACTTTGATTGTTTTGAGTGTTGGGATCAGCGCCCGGGCCAGCCGCAGGGGCGTTTGCCGTAGTGTTGATTGCCGGAAGTGTGATGGTCAGATTGGAAGCAAGAGCGCCACCAACTTTGAGAATCTTGCCAGCGTGTGCTGCCACCGTCAGGGTGGTGCTGGAGGTCAGAGAGACCACATTGCCTGCGCCCTGCGAATAAAAGCCATTCAGCGAGCGAACCGGACCGTCAAAAGTAGAAATTGCCATGATCAACCTTTCGTGTTGTAGCACATCCTCTTACCGTCTCTACAAAGTCTGCTAGGTCAGTTCGGTAAGAGTGGGAACCTAGATGCCGGAATCATACTGCGTTTAAACAAAAAAGGGGAGGATTTTCGGTCCCCCCCTTTTTCATCAAGCGCCCGGGCTTCCGAAGATGCCCAGCGGATCGCTAAAGCCGAAGCTGTAACGCTCACGAGCCTTGTAGCGTACATTGCCCGTATCAAAGTCGCCGTCCATCGAGGTGTTCAGCGGGGTGCGGACAAAGTGCTTCAGACCGTTTGGAACATCCGTGGTCAGGAACCAAGCATTGTTGTCGGTCAAGAAGTGGTTCACGGTGTAACCACCCGGGATCGACCCATTGCTCTTCAGGGCGTTAATGTCGTTGTTGTTGGTAGAAACCCGGAGTTCCGTTTCCAACAGGCGAGTAGCTACGAACATCAAGCTCGGAGGAACAATCAGCTTGCGCGGTTTTGCCGCGATGAGCAGACCACGTTCATCGGTCCACGCTGCGATCTGGATAACGGCGGCTTCAAGCGAAGTCTCGTTCAGGTCGGCAGGCGTGGCAGGCTCGTTGGAGTTGGTTCCACCAGAGACCAAAGGATGCGAAGTCGAGAACAGCTCGACACCATCGCCACCCGTGTAGGAGGGCGAGAAGCCGTTGTTCAGCACATTAGCAGCCTTAACCTGCTTGGTAAAAGCCATTGCACGAGCCAGAGCCTTAGTGTAGCGAGACGACAGGGAGTCATAGAGGTTGTCCTCAATGGCTTCTTCAGTCAGGCTAAAACCAAGGGCAATGGTTTCGTGCTGGTAACGAGCAGTCCATGCCTCTTGAGCGTTGTCATAAGCGATGGCAGAGCCTTCGTTTTTGACCGGCGCAGCAGAGAAGCCAGACAGTTTGGTTTCCTCCTCAAAAGAACGCTCAGAGGTTTCGGTCTCGAAAATCTCTTTGTGTTCTTCCTTGTAGGTTTCATACTCCAAACCGAACAAGGCATTCAAGCCCGGGAGGAGTTCTTTGAGTAACTGGGCACGAGAAATAGCCATTTTTAAGCACCCCTTCCTTCAGCGTTTTCATACAGAGAAATGCCGAAGTTAAATCGGACAATCACTTCCGTATAAGAACCCGGGTAGCCAGCAATGGCAGTCTCGGGAACAACGTCCACCACACGAATCGGAAGAGTGGTCTCCGTATCAGTAGTGTTTAGGACAGCGTTTTTAGAATTGCCGTTGGTGGTACTGCCGGTGTTTTGAACCAGCGACACATTCTTGCCAACAGCGGCTTGGGTTAGGTTGCCAATGGTGGTGCCAGCGGAAACCACGGCGACTTTGTACAACTGATCAGGATCGTCTTGTACATAAGCCTGAATACCCGTTACATTCACAGCGCCGGGGTAGAACTGTTTAAACACCGGTTGCGAAGTATTGGGATCAATGTAGGTGCATCCAAGAAACACACCAATTGTGGTCGCAGTAGCCGTGGTCGTAACCTTGGTGATATTACCTGCGCTGTTCAGAGTGACAACATCACCAAAGAAAATGGCGGTGGTTTCATTCTGACCAATAGGCATTTCACGGGTCTGACCAGCGTATACCTGACCACCAAGCAGGTTCACAGGAACCATGCCATAGGGGGCATCAACGGTCGGATAAGCCATTACTTACTCCTTATGATCTGCTGCTTCTGCTCGTGGTCGATTTACGCTCACTAAACATAGGCATACGAGGATCGTTTTCCTTCATTAGATTGGCATCTACAGCCCTCGTCTGCGCGTCTGTTTGAGCACGGACCCATTCGTCACGCTGCTCAACAAACTCGGTTGGAGTTTTGGAGAGAACCAACCCACCAATCTCGACCAGTCCAGTGGACTTGCCGGGATATTGCAGTTCTGAATGATCTTCCCGTTTGACCGGAACCCATCCTTCATCCTGCTTGGACATCATGTTGCGATCATCCGCTTGTCCAAGGATCGATTTACGAACCCAGCGATACGAATAACCGTCTTCCTTGTTAGGTTTGGGCAGCAAAGAGGGCGGTGTCCAAGCCCTTTTCCTGATAACTTGTTCACGAGTTTCTTGATCTCGTGGGGTGCGATCAGCCATTTGTCATCTCCTTCGCCACTTGAGCGGCATACTTTTCCAAGGGAACTCCCAGCCGTTTTGCAATAGCAACTTGAGTTTTCGTCAACGTGACCTTTTGTGATCCCGGTGTACCCCTTGAAGCAGGAGCGACGACATTCGCGGCAGGCTTGTTAGACCTGAACTTTTGCGGGAATGAATCCCGAATGCGAGCATCCAATTGCTCGAAATAGGCGTCCGATCCGGCGACATATCCACTCTGGACGAGTTGATCGTGGATACCAAAGGCGGCACCTCGCATAACTGGGTCTTCATTGAACCATTGGTTCTTTGTTACCCACTGACGGGTCCGTTCGTCAGGAACAACTTGCGGTTGTTGTTTGGTTTCTACTGGAATTTCTTGTGGTTGTAAAGGGGCTTGATACCTGTGTTGGTAATTTTCAATTTCCCGCTTCCCAACCACCGCCTCCGAGAGCTTCTTTTGGGCGGCGATCATCTTCTCGGTATCGCCAGCCTCGTATGCCTCTTTGTAGTCGCGCTCTGCCTGAGACAGAATAGCGTCATGCTTTTCTTTGCTGGTTTCTACCAGCACCCGCTCGCCTTGAGAAAGGCGCTCTTGGAGCATCCGATTTTGCTCTGCTACCTGTTTGGCGTAGTTGAGAGCCTCTTGCTGCTCGCGCAAAAGACGCTCTTTTTCCCTGCGCTCCTCATGGTAGCCAGCGCGAAGCTGGCGAATGCGCTTCTGCACATTTTCAGAATACTGAGAAATCTCATCGTCATTGACCTCAATCTCTCCGCGAGATTCAGGTTTGCCACGATCTGACTCAGGCGTATCGTCCACAATTTCAATTTCTGGACCGCCTTCGATCTCAATCTCAAGATTTTGGTTATTTTCGGACATAAAAGCTCCTTATAGGCGGGTAAGCACCCGTGGATCGGCAATGACAGCCTCTACGGTGTCATCGTTGATAAGACGAAACTCTTGATCTCCCTGCGGGGTAGAAATCTTAAATCTCGTTCCGGAGTACGACCGCATGATGATGTAGTCGCCCTCCTTACACCAAGCCCCATCAGGAAATTTGTCAGGGTCTTGGTATGCCTGTGGACCCAGCTTGACAACCAAGCCCACGATAGACGCAGTTTCTTCCTTTTGCCGAGTAGATTCAGCAATAACGATCTGAGAATCCTTGAAAGTTTCTTCCTTTTTAGGAATGGCAATCAGGATTCGGTATCCCTTTGGTTCTGGCAGTTGCAAATTACTCATCTGGTAAGTCCTCAATGATTCTTATGAGACGCTGGAATGCTCGGATTTCCCCCACCGCCTCTCGGTAAGCAGGGTAGTCCTCAACAGCACTGAAAGAAATTCTCTCTTTCAGCGCCTGTTGTTCTTTTTTAAGCTCATCGAGGAGGTAGTCCTTTAGTGCCAATGTTTGCTCCTATTTTCAAGCCTTCAATTTGTTGCTTGACTTCCATTGCCTTGTTGGCGTCCATGACCTTTGCGCCAATGTTTGCCCCAGCAATGCGCTCTTGAGAGGCGATACGCTCGCGTTCGCGCTGATCTTTTGCGACAAGGTCTGCCTCTCGCAGCTTGACATCTGCTTCGTCTTTGGCTTTCTTCCGCAAAACTTCTGCTTCCCTAATCTCCAGTTCTTTTTGCTGCTGCTGTATCACTGGGTCTTGAGCGGCTTGCTGCGCTGCCTTTTGAGCCATCTCTGCCTGATCTTTTGCCAGCAGTTTGTCTGAGGCGGCGGCAACGGCGCGGGAGAGTTCGACCTCGATGTCCTCTGGCAATTGCTCGTCCGAAGGAGGCAGAGCAACACCCAGCATCTTTTCGATCTCCACGCGGTACTGGAATCCAACATGCTCGTTGATATGCGCCATCATGGCGGCTTGAATGAACTGTGCGCGGGGATTCTGACCCACGATCTGCTGAATCTTTGGATCTTGCATGGCGTTCATGTGGACCTTGATATGAGCCTCATGGTCCTGATACAGGAATGCCTTAACGGGCTTGCCAGCCATCACTGCCATGTTTTCTGAAACAGGGTTCATGGGCTTCTGATCGTCCTCAATCGGGATGATCTTGCCGACATTCTTGATACCCAGAACCTCCAGCATCTGGCGATGCAGTTGCGGCAGGTCATAAATCTGGGGAGCGCCCTGCGCCAGTTGAAGCGCGGCTTGATACTGGACTACCCGCTGCGCCATTGTGGAGGCGTTGGGGTCCGACACAGGGATGATGTCCACCATGTCGTAGTCGGTCTTCTTGGCTTTTTTTGGAGCGTCTACTTCGTAGGAATAGGTGTCTGGGGTGTAGTCCCTGACAATTGCCGAGATCAGCTTAAATTCATGCTTCATGGCAGCATGAACCCGAGCCTGCACCGCGCTCATGACCTTTAATGTCCGCTCAAGGATTGCCAAGGTCGTTCCTACCGGGGCTTGGTTGGACATATCGCCAACTTTCAAATCTGCCACGGAGGCGAATTTTCTGCCCTCTTCGACGATGGTGTTGAGGAGGTTGTACAGAGTTGCGCTTGGTTCTTTGTAGGGTAGAGGAACGACCGAGTCCTTGATGGTCATTCCGGTCACATCTACATCTCGCCACTCACCCGGCGAAATTGGGGTGTCATCCCCCTTGACCCGCAAATCTTTGGACTTGAAACCCCCGGGGAGATTGGACAGAGTGCCAGCGTCAACAAGTTGTCGAAGGATGGATGTCGCACTCTTTGCAAAACCACCGACGAGGTGAATCAAGCCAAAGCCGTAGAAGCCAAAACCCGGGATGTAGAGGTAGTGCGTGAAGTGCATCCGCTTCTGCCTCGTCTCATCATCCTCAAGGTAGTTACGCCGAATCGCCAGAATCTCGCCCGTCGAGGCGATAGTGATGACATACGGCAAAGCAATACCGTCCGGGTCTTCGTATCCCGGCAAATCGTAATCAATGTGAATCTCATACAAGAGGTAACGATCATCATCAACGATGTTGATCCCAGTCTCTTCGTCTTTTTTCTTCTCAATCTCAGTGGTTGTGCGCTGCGGTTCAGCCAGTTCAATGTCTTTGTAGAAGCCAGCCACCTGAAGTTTGCGTATCTGGTTATGCGTTTTACGCATACGATGCGCGATTCGCGGCGCAGAAAGCAGGTCAGATGCCCCGTAAGGCACAATGATGTCCTCGGCGGGGACAAACATGGCAACTTGCCTGTTTAAACTGGGATCAAAATAGACTTTTTTGAACGCCGATCCGGTGATGGGCAGGTTCCAGAGCAGCCTTTCATGCTCGCTGCGGTACTCAGCCATCACTTCGGTAAGTTCGTAGTTCATGTCGTCTTGAACACGAGACGCCGCCTCTTCTTTTTCCCGGCTGATTTTGCCGATGATTTTGGTTTTGACTGGACCGGAGGCGGGAAATGTCTCCAAAATGGTCTCGGATTGGAATTTGACGACCGATTCCGAGAGGATGGGGTGATAAACGCCACAAGCGCCGTCCCAAGGCTCTGTTCTTTCGTCAATCCGCAGCCCCAGAAGGTCCAATCCCTCTTTGTAGGTGCGCTCCCAGTCCTTGCGGGAGGTTAAATCATCCCTGATGAACTGCAAAAGATCAGAGGACAGCAGTTCAAGCTGTCCCTCGGACAGCTTTTCTGCCAGATTTTCATCAAAAGAGGGAAGATTGATTTCAATTTCTACGATAGGCTCTTCACCGCCCTCTATCTCGATCTCAATTTCCACCTCGGGAGTGATCTCGGCTTCGATGCCAACCGGAAGGGCGTATAGTGACTTTTCCATAGCGGTCCTCAGTAATATGCCGTTTTACGGGGCATAAAAGAACTCTCAACTTCGTCCGACTCTAGTTTGATGAAGCCGCCTTGTCTGAAACGAAGCAATGCTTGGGTTGTTGAGTCCACCAAGTCATCGTGGTCGCCGTTTGGAAACGAGGCAAGCTCCTCCACCAGTTCATCAGCCCAACGAGTTTCGGGTCTCCAAACCATGCCAGACGCAAAAAGATCAGACACGGCGTTTACACGAGCTATCTTATCCGACCCTTTGCTCGGTGTGTACTCTGAAATTGGGATGCCCATCTTCCTCATCTCATAGATGAGGGGCGCTCCAGCCGCCTTTTTTTCCACAATCAGGGTGTCTGGGTTCCATTCTTTCCATAACTCAAAGGCGGTTTTCTTCAGTTCTGGGAACTCCATGCGCTCTTTGAAGGCGTCCAGAACAATGATGTTGGCAATCTCAGAGCCGTCTACATCCCTGTAGAAGACGCCCCATGTAGTGCAAGCTGAATAGTCTGCCCTGTTGTTTTTTTCAAAGGCTGTATCCCAGCTTTGGATGATGTAATCCACCTCGGGAGGGCGATCTTTTTCCCAAATTTTCCACATATCCCGCTTGATGATGGCTCCCTCTTCTGAGGTGGGGTTTTGTTGGTACTGCGCTTCCCACTTGCCCACAGGCAGTTCTGCCTTGATAGCCTCAAGCTCTTCCTGCTTCCAAAACTCGCCCCACAAGGGTTTACCGGAAGGCAGCAAAGCTGGCAATTCAATGATTTCCCAGTCTTCCAAGTCTTTTTTGACGGTTGTATTGAGAATTTGACCCGTTAAATCTCGCTTCGACCACCGAGTGTTGTGGCTGATGATGCCATTGGCGATGAAGTTTTCCGTGCGGTCCACTTCAACGTCAAACACCTCTTCTTTGCCATCAGGAGTGATGCTGATAATTGGATCGACTGTGAAGTCTGAGGTACGCTGAAGCTCGCTCAAGAACATCTGGCGTTTTCCCGTATCCGACTGCAAGGTTGCAATCGTTGCAAAGGAGTCCACGCACCGCTCCTGTGGAGTGGTCATGATCAATGCAGAGCTTGCCCCCCCAATGGGCGCGGGTGTTTTGCCCAGAAGGCTGCTCACCGCAGATGTCGCAGCGGTTACCCCGCTCTTCAACCATTTGATTAAATTGTTCCAGCGTGATGCCGTAGCGATGCTTGATTCTTTTGGCTCTGTTTTGCTCTGGAGTTGATTTTGGAGGCGTGTACTGCTGTCTGTAGCAGGATATACACAGTCCTTTGCAATGCACAGGCTGTCCGCATCCACAGAGTTTGTTACGCCATTTACCATGATGCCCAAAGGGCTGGCGAAGGGCTTCTGGGTTTTTGCGTCGGTATGACTCTCTTGCCGCGCAGGCTCCGCACATTCCAGGCTTTGTTTTTGCTCTGGATGGTCGAGTGCAGCCTTCAACGATACAAGATCGTCCCCCACCCTCAACTGATTGAGCCGCGTCCATTCCAGAACTCCTTCATTCATCACAAGAAACGGGTGTCTCTCGTTTGCACGGAGTATTCTGCCAGATTTTGTTTGTATCCGATATATAGCATCAAAACCACTTGACTGCCAGTTGTTTACCTTGGCGGTTGTCAATCTACCCTCTTCAAAGGTGGCTACGATGTCTCCGGGGCGTATTTCTGCCAGAGGTTTTTGGGTTCCATTGCCCATCAAAACTGAAGTATCCCCGGTCATGCACATAACTATAACAATAGACCCCCCGGGCTGGAGACGCTGCCGGGGACCGGATGAGTACCACTCATAGACTCTGTCATAGACCGCAGGACTGCCCTGCATGGCTTCTTGTTCACTGTGTGGGTCGTCAATGATCAATACATCAGCGCCTTTGCCGGTCACTGCGCCGCCCACGCCAATGGCAAAGTAATCACCGCCCTTGGAGGTGTTCCATCTACCTGCGGCTTTGGAATCTGCTGACATCTTGGTGGGGAAGATGTCCTGATACTCGGTCGATCCAACCAAGTTTCTGACCTTACGACCAAATCCCACTGCTAATTCTGCGGTGTGAGCGGTCTGGATGATCTTTTTTTCCGGATACATCCCCAAAAACCATGCCGGGAACAGGAAAGAGGCGAATTCTGACTTAGTGTGCCGGGGTGGCATATTGATGATCAGGCGCTTCAATTCCCCCCGAGCGACTCGCTCAAAGGCTTCTGCCATGATCTGGTGATGTTTGCCGGGGATGAATGCCGACCACATCTGCCGCACAAATGGCATGAAGTTCTGTCGGCACCGCTCTTTTTTGTCTGCCTGAAGCAGAGTATGGATCTTTTTGATCTCTGGAGAACCATCTGGCAGTGTATCGAGCAAAGCCAGATACTGCCTGATTTCATCCCGGGTCAGAAGATCACTCATAGAGAGAGCATCTTCTCCACAGAGCGGTCACGAAGTTTGATGGTCCGGACCCTATGGGGGACTGTGGTCAACAGTCCCTGATCTTGCAGGTCATGAATAATTCGGTGAATATTTGACTTGGAGTGCAGCCCAAGCCCAGTGGCGACATCCTGCAAAGAAGGGGGGAACCCCTTCATCCTGATGTAGGCTTGGATGAACTCCAAAACCGCTTTTTGGCGTTCTGTCACTGTCGTTCCTTTCAAATGAGGAGCGCAGTTTAAACGCGAACATCAGTTCGTGCAAGTGCCTTGTGCGGGTTCCCAATCCCAGCCAAAAACCCAAAGCATCATCTTGCGAATGTGCCAGCGGGGTTTCTGGTAAACGGCAAACTTGGTGTACCAATCCTTAGTTCCACCAGGCATGACCCAATACCCCACCGCCTGGGGTTGATGGGAAAGGAAAGAAATAGACTCAGCGGGGGCGGTGAAGGTCATCTCTTTGGTTTGGGCTGGGTTATCGGGATTTCCTTGGTCTGGAATGAATGGTTGTTGTAACAATGTCTTCTCCTAATTAGGAAACCTTCTTTGGTCTGGGTTTGCTTGACTTTTGTGGGAGCGCCACAAAGAGGGCATTTCATGAATTTTTGTTTCTGAGTGTTTTTTCAACCAACTTGGCAAAGGTCAAGCACCACTGCGGTCTGTTTTTGTCGTAGTCGATAAAAAGCTCAAATTCAATATGGTAGAAGATGTTTTCTACCTCATTTTCAGTGATTCCAACCCACTCCTTCTTGTAGTCCTGAATGTCGTCATCATCTTTCATTTTAAAAACTCCTTCACCTGTTCATACACACCATTACGGCAGCCTTGATCTTTTCCTGCTCGGTCTTTGCCTTTAGGACTGCCTCTTGATGTATCTTGCTTAATGGTTTCATGATGCGTACCCATCCGTAATGACTTTGTTTTTCGCTTCTTCGAGCGCACCGATCAGTGTGAGCCTGTCCGGTACGCTTGAGGTCTTGATCTTGAACTGACCCCTGTCTTTCCAGAAGCACAGCACGATCACGGTGTCTGGACCTTCGTTGCTGGCTTCGTTCAACACCTCCTTAGCATTGACCTTGTGGTGGTGCGGGATGGTTGCCATTTTTAATTTACTCATGCGCT